AAAAAAATGAAGATCATGAGTTGTTGATTAAAACTTCCGAAGGCTTAATCAAGTTCAAGATTCTATGAAGGATACTCAGGTAGTCATTCAGAATTATTCTGAAAACAGAATTCATGATAGAGAACAAAGCTTTGCAATTCAAAAAGAATTAATTGAGAGCATATCAAAACTTACTGAATCAAATATAATCAGAGATAAACAAATGGAAAACATGATTTGGTCACAGAAGGAATCTTTGGCTGATAGAATTAATCAAAAATATAAACATTATTTAAACATTGGTGGTATACCCGAAGATGAAGTAGATGAATTTGTATCGCTACATTCTGCCTACAAAGCTATTGGTGGAAATCATCATGGTGATGCGAAATTTAACTATTGTATGGAGCATCTTCCGATAATCCCAGTCGAAGTGAAATTAAAATATGATAAATAATATGAAAGGGTGGTTTCTTCGGATGCCACTCTTCTATTTTAGAATGGAGTGAAAAGGAATAGCAAGAACAAAATCAAAATATCATGTAGATATTTCAGAACAAGGTAAGAAAAATCGGACATATAATGGCGTAACCTATGACAGTCTAACGGAGCTTAGATTTTTACAAGAGTATATCGAACCCAAGATGAAAAGTGGAGAAATATTATCATATGAACGTCAAGTAGAATATGTTCTTCAAGATAAATTTAAATATAAAGGTAAAACAATTTTACCTATTAAATATAGAAGTGATTTTAATGTTATATGGTCTGATGGCACTTTACAGGTTTTTGATGTGAAGGGCAATCCAGATAGTATGTCACTTTTAAAAAGAAAAATGATATGGGCTAAATACCCAGAAACTAACCTGACGTTTATTTGTAGAAATCTCAAATATGGCGGCTGGGTGGAATATGACACATTAAAGAAATTAAGACGTGAGGCAAAAAAATGTACTCAGAAGAAATAGACTCACTGCTCTCTTCTCATAATTACATGATTGACTCCCATATGTACAATCATATATGTGATACATCACCACAGATATCATATATCAAATATGATGCATTTTCTCAGAAGACAACAATTGTAACAAATGATGGGTATAGTTGGATTTTTATAGTGATTAGGTAAACGTTTAATGCAGTAGACACATATTGTAGTAGTATATGTATAAGATAAAATAATTCACACATACTACATATATGAAAAATAAAGTTTGGTATTACAGAAATCAACAGAATATTTCTTTGCGGCGTTTGTCTGCGATGACTGGTATATCAGTATCTGCGTTAAACAAAATTGAAAATGAAGACACAAATGATATATGGTTACATCATGCCGTTGCTATATCAAAAGCACTCAAGGTAGATTTATACGAATTATTTTGTCTGAAATAATTTCTTGGGAGGAACAATTGAATATGGAAGGAAGAGTGTTTTATAAGCTCGTATGTGTTGATGAGAGTGATCCGCTTGAATATCAAACTCTTGAAGACATAAATTGTGGATGCTTAGAGGAAGTTCACGAATATGTCACAAAGAATATTGGTAAACACAAAAATGCCAAGTGGATGCTACTACCATTCAGTACATAAAGTTGATTAAGAAGTCGATGTATATCGGCTTCTTTTATTTGCAAAAAATCAGGAATAAAAGGAGTATAAAAAATAAAATATGAAAATTTTAGAATTGGTTGAAAAATATAATAATTATAATAACAGTACATTGAAAGAATCTTTATTAAAGGGCATTAAGATTACACCATATGTATCAATTGTTAAGAAAGATGCATACGCTCAGTTAATTGTAGATAGGACAACATTTGAACAGGAAGTCTATGATGACAATGGAAAAACAAAATATCGTAAAACAGATAAGATTAAAATCAATTCTGTTGCTCAGTATGTACAGTTTTGTCGTGCCGTGATTGAATTATATACCGACCTTGAGATTGACGAGGATGATAAAGGATTCATCAAGGGATATGATGCACTTAAATCATCTGGTTTACTTGACATTTTAATTGTTGGTTCAGAACAAAGAGAACCGCTTATTCCAATGAGTGAGTTAAGTGAATTTAAGACAATTCTATCCATGAAGCAGTCGGATGTACAGTTTAACGAAACAACTGCGCAGGCGTTTATTAGCAAACAGATTGGAAGAATTTCTGATTTGGCAAATGCTACTCTCGCACCGATTGTAGATATAATTAGTAAAAAGATTGATGGCATTCCAAAAGAAGATTTGCTTAAAGTCGTTGAGATGGCGAAGAGTGGCGGTTTTACAGAGGTGTAAGACATGAACAATATAAGTCATCTTGGAGAATTTAAAATTATTGGCAATGACAAAAAATATGATTTCTTACTTTTTGATAGATATACCTCTGTGGATTTTATTTTAGATAATGATATTATTTTCAAACTTGAAGGTGGGTTCATTCAGTCGGTTTCTTACACTTCCAATAGTAATATGGTAATTCGTTTGCTGTCATTTAGTCCTCTATTATATGACTGTATGATTTCAGGAAATAAAATAGCAACAATTAGAATACATGAGTTAAGGATTGATCCAATGACACGAGATGACTTTGAATGTGAATTAACATATCATAGTTTTGAATTTGAAAATTATTCATCAAATGAAGATTATCACAACAATGAATATGTTTACATTTTGAAAGGAGTAAAGATTGATGAAGATTGAAAACGAATTTTATGTGCTAATCAAGCTTGGTACAAGAGATAAAGGAACGTTTAGAGCAAAAGCAGGTATTGGAGATATTGATACAGATACAGTATTTTTAGGAGCAGATAATACTTTTGTCGATGATATTAAACTGGCTGTCAGAGCCGTTAATAAAAAGACTTCAATGATATTGATTCAGGAATATGAACGTAAACATGACTTTGAAAAATCTGGATTTGTACCTATTCTCGTAACAGAAAAACTTACTTGGTAAAAATTGTAAATTGAAGCAAAACGAGAGATAGCACCACATTTTTCAATATGATGCTATCTCCTGCCTCCTTACAGTTGTCTCCTTTTGACATCTTTGGCATGTGCAATTAGTCAGATTGCATTAAAGATATGGAACACAACATTCGTAATGGATTTTATATTATGCTTGTTCAATTGTTAATTATAACATTTATATTAACATTGTCAAGTAAATACTTTCTCTACTTATATCATTTGTACCTCAAGGACTTATGCAAATATAGGATTTTGGTATTATAGTTTCGTGTAGCAGAAGGTGACTGGTCTTCTACCGTCCTATCCAATTCATAATATTAAGTAGATACTCGTATTTTTTGATTCTTACGTATAGTTGGTTAAACTATTTCTTTTTATTGTCTCTGTAAATTGTGTATATTAATCCTGCGATTGCAACACAGACAGAAACAACTGAACAAGCGGTTTCCATTACTACTATTCCTATCTACCTATATTTACCACAGGTATAATAATTATATCATATATAATAAATAAAATAAACAGGCTCTATGTCCGTCAAAAGCATAGGGCTTTTTCTTACGGAGAGTGGTTACTACTGCTCTCCTATTTTAGTGAATAAATAGTGAAATTGTGGAGGTGATGATATATGGGTTCGTTTAAATTGGATCAGAATTTTATAAATAAGATAGAAAAACAATGTCAAGAAAAAGCAAAAAATTTAGCACATGAGGCTTCTGAAAAATTAACAAATCATTATATTACATTGCTTGATTGGTATTATGCCGATTATCAACCAAAACTGAATAAATACGATGAACCATATTATATTCGTACCTTCAATTTATATAAATCAGTTCACAAATATTATAAAAATGGAACTGATAGATTTTATGGTGGTGTTCGTATTGATGGTTCTACTATGAAAGATTATCCAGGAATTAGAAATTATTCAATATCTGGACAGGATTTATTAAGTACATATATCTATAATCTATCTGGTACATGGCATGGTGGTGATTGGCATGGTGGTTATGGTGCTGCGGCGAGTTTTAACATTTATAACGAAATGGAAAAATATAAACATGAATTAATAAAAGACATGCAGAATAGATGCAAAATCTAATAAGGAGGAATTAAAATGGCAAAAGATGGTGTAGTAAGTATTGCTATTGATTATAAGTATGAGCTTAATCAGATGATTCGTGATTACGAATCTGCTTTAACCGAGATGGCTTCAAGTGATAAGTTATCAAAAGGAATGAAGATACAATTTGATAACACAATTACTGAATTAAAACGTTTTAAGGCAGATATGGAGCAATCTTTTTCTAATTTAAGCAACGGAAAAGTGGATAAAAACAGTTTTAAGGCTTTTAAACAAACTGTTAATAAGAATTTTGAATCTGTTCGTGCAGAAATTGACAATCTTAATTTAGCTGTTTCAACTATAAATTCACAAATAAAAATACTTGGAAATGGCGTTGATATAAGTAAGATAAGTAGTCAATTTAAAGATTTCCAAGATTATGTACAGAATACAAATAATGCTATTGATACAATGATTACGAAGCTTAGTGGTCAAGGCGTTTCATTAATGTCGTTTGATGATAGTGTAGTATATCAAGCAAAATCTCAGATAAAAGAAATTAATAAATTACTTAAAAGTACAGATGAGTTCAGCGATGCAAAAGGTTCAAAATATGAATTATTTGATACAGATCAAGCCCAAGCAGAATTAGATGTACTTGCTAGGGATTTGAAAAATACTCTTGAATTAATCGAAAAATCTGAATCAAAACTTTCAAATTTTGATAAAAATAGTATTGGTTTTGAAAAAACAATTAACCAAATTAATATATTAAAATTAAAGGCTGCCGATTTACATGATTCTATTCAACAGTTAATGGATATTCCTGATCAAACAGGGGAATATACATTTGGCGATTCAATACTTATTTCTGATGACAGTGTTGATAAAAAAGTATCTGAATACGGAAAAATTGTAAAGGGTACTTTAGATGAAATTCGTGAATCTGCTATCAAAACTCGTGAAGGGTTAGAGAAAATTGTAACACCTACTTCTTCCAAAACAGCTTCTGCAAAAATATCAGATAAATTCAACCCAAATTCAGCAGAATTAGTAACTGGTGTAACAATTGAAACTACTTCATCTGAATTATGGAAAAAGTTATCTCCTATTCTTGAAGATTTACAAAATGATCTTAATAAAAATCCCGTTGTTGCTCCTGTAAAACTTGTAGTCGCACCAAATGCAGTATCATCTGATAAAAAAGGTGAAGTTGGTGCTATTAGTAAGTCCTATTCAAAAAAATATCAAAGAGAATTGGCAAACACTGGTGAGGATGCAGTTATTGATTTAGAAGGTGTTTATAAAAAAACATTTACTTCTATAATGGATGAGGCTGTTTCTTATTCTAAGGAAACAATTTCTAAAATCCAAAATATATTTGAATCTTCTCCTATTAAATTACATTTTGATTTTAATGAAGAAGAATTCAAGAAAATATCAGATACACTTCTCTCTTCTGATTCTGGTAAAAAGATTGATATTACAGGTCAGATTACAGAATCAAAAAAGGAGGTTAATGAACTTGCTGAGAAACTTGCCGAAGTTAATGAATTATTAAATTCAGCAGATTCAAAGGATTTTAGTTTTAAAGGATTTGATAAATTCGCAGAAGAAATCTCAAAAAGTCTTGGTCAATTAACCGAATTACAGTCAATGTTAAAGACATTGCAGAATATAGAATCTACTCTCGCTAGAGCATCAGGTGTAAGTAGTGTCACCGACATCGAAACACAGTGCAGAATGTATCTAAGTTAATTGAAAATTCTATTAAGTTAGATGGTTCTTTTAGAAAAAATGCAAATGTAGATAAACTTGCTTCAGAATATAATAAATATCTCAATATGGGTGGTACTAATGAGCTATCATCTATTGGAAAGGTTGGAAAACTTGAAAATAGCAATAATATTATAGATGTCATTCTTTCAAAAGTTAAAGAGTTAAATTCTCAGAAAGTAGATACATCTTCTGTGGATAAAGCAGATGATGAATTAAAATCGGTATCTTCTACTCTTGATGACGTTATTTCTCGTCTTGATCACATGATAAATTTGACGAGAGATATTGGTAATACATTTTATAAAATGTTCAAAGACGCTTCTGTTAGTGATTTAGATAAACAGTGGTCTTCTATCGAATCTAAGTTCAAATCTATTGCTGATGAATCTGATAAAATAAATCTCTCTAAACAGAAAAAAGATATTCAAGAATTAGTTGAAATGTACCAAAAGTATTCAAATGCTGGTGGTATAAAAACTTCTTTCGATTTAACAGATAATGCGGAAACCATTAAGAAAATAAATAAAGTCTATGAACAGATGAATTTAACGAAAGACGCATTTCCTGGATCTTCTACCGACACTAAACCAGAAGCAGAAGGTATGGAACAAGTAGAGAAAGCAACCGAAGAAGCGGTTCAAGCAAAGAAAGATTTTGTCACAGCTAATAAAGGTGTCCAATCTTCTATTGATGGTTCAGAGAATCCTTTGAAAGTTGAAGCTGAATTAATGGAACAGATTGCTAAGTCTGCTCGTGAAGCTGCTGACGCTAAGAAGGAATTTGTGGAAGCAAATAAATTAGTAAAAGCATCTGCTGATGAGAGCGATTCTAGCATGAGTAAAGATGATGCAGAAAAGCAAAAAGTTACTTATCGAGAATTATCGGATACAATTAAACGATATGCTAAAGTATCTGAAAGAGTTACAAAAGGTAAGAGTCTTGACGGAGATATTGATGAAATTGATCGTCTTAAAGGAAAAATTTCAAATCTTCAAAAAGAACCGATTCTTTCTTCGGCACAAATTCAAGAATCGGAAAGACAATTAACTAAACTTCATGATAAGATTAGTGATATTGAAAAACAAATAGCAAAAACAAATCAGCAAAAAATAGATAATGACCTTTTAGATATCCGGGATAATGCAACAAAAAAATTATCTACATACACCAATGCTTCTCGATATACTCCTGAATTCATTGAACGAGTTCGTTCAAAAATTTCAGAGATTGGACAACTTGATATTACTAAGCCAGAAGATGTTGCTAGATTAAAGGCAATTGATGGTGAACTCAAAGAAATTTCTGATGCTTCGCAAGATTTGACAAATAGACTCATTAAACAAGGTTCTAAAATCTCTGATATTGTCTCGCAGATGAAGATTTTTAAATCTCAAAATACCAATATGTCTTCATCACAGAAACAAACACTTGATGAAATGATTTCATATGCGGAAGGATTAGAAAAAGCTGGTAGAACAGCAGGAAAAGAATTTGATGATTTACGAGCTTCTTTTTCTGCATTTAAAGCAGATGTTGCTGAAACAGGCAATATGGGAAAAAACTTCTTGAGCCAAATTGGTAATCGTCTTTCTGATATGAATAGTAAATTTGTTGCTCAGTTTTTGAGTTGGCAAGACTGGATCAGATATTTACAGCAAGGATTTAATTTAGTTAATGAAATTAATAAAAGTGTTACTGAATTAAGAAAGGTATCTGATGGAACGGAATCAGATCTAAATAATGCTCTTAAACAAGCAACTTCTGATGCAAAGGAATTAGGTTCTTCAATTAGTAATATTGTATCATTGCAAGCAGATTGGGCTAGACTTGGCTATTCTATTCCAGACGCAGAGAAATTAGCAAAAACAACGCAACTGTATGTTAATGTCGGTGATAATATGTCTACCGAAACTGCAAGCGAAAATCTTATTTCAACACTTCAAGGTTTTCAGTTAGATGCAAGTAAAGCTGAAAGCATAATTGATAAATTTAATGAGGTTGCGAACCACTATGCAATAGATACACAAGGTATTGGCGAAGCCTTGAAACGTTCTGCTGCTTCGTTTAATGCTGCAAATACAAGTTTATCTGAAAGTATAGCTTTAGTTACTACTGCAAATGCCGTAGTACAAGATCCAGATAGTATCGGTACAACATTTAAAACACTTTCTGCACGTATTCGTGGTGCTGAAACTGAATTACAAAATCTTGGCGAAGAAACCGATGAATATACAAAGACAACTTCAAAATTGCGAGATTTGGTCAAATCTCTTACTGGATTTGACATTATGGAAGATGAAAACACCTTTAAGTCTATATATGATATTTTACTTGGGATAGGAAAAGAGTGGAATAATCTTACAGACTTAGAGCAATCTTCTCTTGGAGAGGCTTTAGCTGGAAAGAGAAATGCCAATGTTTTATATTCCGTTATGCAGAATATTGATCAATTGGAAGACGTATATCAAACAGCAGAAAATTCTGCTGGTTCTGCACAAAAAGAACAAGAAAATTATCAAAAATCAATTCAGTATTCTATTGATGTTACAAAAGCCAAATTAGAAGAACTTGCAAACGATTTTCTTTCCTCTGATTTTCTCAAAGGTGCAATTGATGCTGGTGGTAAATTTATTGACATTTTAGATGGCATTGTAAATCATGTTGGTATTCTTAGAACTGCCTTTATTGGTTTGGCTGGATATTTAACTGCAAAGAATGCAAACAAGCTGGGTTATACAAGTATATAATTTGCAAGATTATATACACATACAAATGTAGTAAGCAATATGTGTAAGGCTCAGAATATATCTCGTGCCGAGGTGAGAATCCTTGGGTAAAACACAAAGAACTTGTTAATTAACAAGGAATTATCAAGGAAGATATATAAGTAAAATCAACTACAGACACTACACTGTAGACCTCTGATATGACTGTGTGTGAACTACGCAGCCTCTAAGATTCGTGAGACTTAGATAAGAACTGGAACGGACTCGTGTGACTCATAATGTAACACGATGATCTAATCAGCAGAGAGGCGTACTACCTATTATATAGGTAAGTGCCGCTCCCATCGACTACCAAGAGGGCGTAGGTTATATGATAACCCACGAAGGTATAGTCATAGTTACTATCATTGAGTGTGATAGTGGCGAAAAAGTTCAATCGTAACTATACGATGCGAAATAATAGTGAGTTTATTACTCTTCTATTGCTGACTTTGTAAAACAGAATAGAAAAATAATTAATTTGATATACAAAAACAGAGAATAATAAAGTGGAAGCCATCGCAAAGATGACTCCCACGGAATAAAAGGAGAAATAAATATAAATAAAATGATACAACAGAATAAAATTATTTAGATTGATGTTTGTCTTTAGAAATCATACGGGTTATGTATTTTACTTTCTCATCACTGAGTTTTGGATTTTTGCAAATCAGTATTGCGACTACTAATTTGAGAACCAAATATCCAAAGTAACATAATCCTGTACAACCTAAGACTTTAAATAATTGCGTTAAGACTACTAACAATTCTACCCTCCCTTCTTTATAGTATATCTTAAAGTTGGGAAATTGTATTATTGCCCAGAAAGGCTGAATATTTATTTCCATAGTTCGTACCAAACTATAAAATGGTACTTCGTATGGTACATATAAGAAAATGATACCAGGCTTCGTGTCGTGCGACGATATGAGATACGATGGCTCATATACAATTAGCTTGGTATTATTGTACCATATTTGGATAATTAAATATAGAGAACATATATTCGTCAAAAGTGTGTTTTTCGCATAGTTACAAAAAGTCGAACTATGTGACACTAATGACGTTGATAAATATTTCCAAATATGTTATTTTTGATAAAAATAAATTTATTTGGAGGTATGAATAATGGATTATACTTGTAAAACAAGATCATTACAATCGCTCGTGAAGGATATGAATAAAAACAATATTAATCTTTCACACAAACTACAGCGACCAGAAGGTCAGTGGAATAGGACAGTTAAATCGGATTTGATTGATTCATTATTAAGAAAATACCCTGTAAATCCTGTTTATGGAATCGTAGAATCCGATGGAAAACTAGCAATTATAGATGGTGTACAACGTCTTTCAACTATCAGAGATTATATTGGAGATAAATTTTCACTATCTAAGGATTTAGATTCTATTATCATTAACGGAGAAGAAAAGAATCTTTCAGGATTAAAATTCAGTAAATTAGATGAAGATACTCAGACAGAACTTTTGAATGCTGAACTTCAGGTGTATAGAATCACTGATTGTACTGACAAAGACATTCGTGAAATTTTTCGAAGACAGAATGCAGGAAAAGCGTTGTCTTCTAAGTTGGTGCGTATTGTTTTTGAGTCTGATGAATTTAGCGATATGGTTTACTCTCTTGCAAATCATCCTGTGATGAATAAATTGATGACAAAAGCTCAAAGAAAGAATGGAACTGATAGAGATGTAATTATTCAAACAATTATGTTAATTGCATCGAATCAAGAAAATCAATTTACATCTTTCAGAGCCAAGGATATTGATAATTTTGTGTCTAATTATGCAGATCAATATTTAGATATTAAAGATACTTTATCAGAAGCTATGGATAGATTAGATGCATCATATGAAAAAATATCAATTCCTGTCACTTCGATTCCACAGATTTTATATGCATGTTACAAGATTGTTAAGAATAAAAAATCATTTAGTGCATTGACCGATAAAATAACTGAATTTGTTAACACGTACAATGATAATGAGGAATATAAACTTTTTGTACAATCAGGCACAACAAGTCAAGAAAATGTTGATGGTCGATTCCAGTATTGGAGAGGAATTGTAAAAGAATTACAGTAAATTTTATGAAGAGTAGTCGGTTGGCTACTCTTTTATTATGCATATTTATTGGACGGAATAACCTAAAATAATATTTAATGAGGTGAAAACATGTTTAATGAAGTATATATTAAAGATATTTATCTTTATAATAAAGAAAAGGCTGAAAAACTTTCAGATGAGATTATGCAGCTCATTAGAGACGAACATATTACTCTTCCAGAAGTTCGTAGCCTTTTCTTGCATATAGTTGGCAAATTTGAAGATACACCGCTATAAAATATTTTTACTTTCCAAGGAGTTATAAATTTCATTGTAGATTTTTTCTACAGTATCAATACTCCTTGGAATGGTAGAATCCATATATATTGTCATAATTTTATTTTGCTTGACATATTCAAGTGTTAAATCATAAGCTATTTTCTTTCTTATTTCAGTGTTCATAGTAAAATCTCCTTCGTGTTTTATATTTTTACAATCATATTTTACTATTCTATACAATGGAATAATAGATTGAACATTTGTTTTGTTAGATTCTACCAATTATTCGGTTTCCAAGTATAACCACAGAAAGGTCGTGATTAAAATAGATTTTATATATGATAAAATAATTATTCCAATGAATCAATTTGCTGATAGACACCCAAAATTTCCATTGATTATTTCAATAATTTCATTAATTGTTTCCATAGCCAAATAATTTCAGAATCAAATGATTTTAATAATGCAATTAAAGATATTATTACTACTAAGTTTGATTCAACGAATCTTCTTTTATCTTCTTTTCTCAAAGCTTTCTTATTAGCAAAATAATTAATGCCATCTTTCAGTATGGTTATATCAATGGCATAATCAAGATTATTATGATTCGGACTATTCCATTTGATAGCAATAAGACCTAAGTTTGCAAGTTCATTAAATTTCTGAATTATTTGCTTATCAGTATATTGATTTGGATATTCTACCATAGAATTATTTATTGTAATGGTATTTTTAATATCTGTTTTTAGAGACAGTAGCCAACGTAATATCTTTTCTTGATCTTTTGTAAGCATTGCGAAATCTCTCCCATTAATTCTACCATTTATATCCACACTTTTTACAACACATACTCTTACCAATATCACTACTTGCTAAACCGAATAATCCAGTGGAAAGCCATCGTTTAGTTCCTGATATTTTTTGTATATCAGTTGAACCGCAGGTAGGACAATGAGGTTGGTTATCTTCTTCTGTTTGTTTACTACTCTCCTGCTGTTGTAACTGCGTTTTAAATTGTGACATTTTTAATTGGAACTCTATTGGATCTTTTTGTTTGAGATCTATCATAGAGTCGTAAAATGATGCACTACGAGTTATATCGCTTAATATTTCTTCTTCATCTCCTGTTAATACCGTATCCACTAATTTATGTTGACACACTGGACATTCAAAACTATCATCTTTTATCCAACTAATATATCCAGATCCCCAAATATCATCATCTTTGCGATTATTTTTACAATTTTGACACAATTTAATATATTTCATAATTTTCTACCTCCTTTTCAAATAAATTATACCATAGATTTATACAAAGTAAATCATTTTGCATACAGCTTGCACAATATGATGCAAAAAATGGTTTTTCATTTGGGAAACAACAAGTAAAAATATCTGACGATGTTACTAATGCAATCAATCAATTACAGCCTGGTATGGTTTCCACATGTGACAATTTTGATAAATTAGCTAAAAAATTAGGTACAACAGATAAAGGTTTTATTGATTTTTGTACTTCCCTAAAAAATGGTGACATCACTCTCAAAGAAGGTCAGACATATCTTCAAGCATACCAAGAGCAATTAAATAGTCTTGGATTTAGCTTTAGTAAGGTTAAATCAATTGCTAAGAACTTTATTGGAAATCTTGGTGCTAATGTATTAAATGCATTAGGAGGGATGGCTGTTGGTGCGCTTGCTGGTGGTTTGATGACTCTTGCCGGAAAAGGAATCGAATGGGTATATAAGAAGATTTCTGGTAAAGCTGCGGAAGAAGCAAAGCAAAAAATCAGAGAAGTTGGTGAAGAAGCACGTAATACAGCAGACGAAATTAAATCCAATTTTGAATCTACTAAATCAACTGTAGATGATATTTCCGACCGTTATGCTGAATTAGCACAAGGGGTACAAAATCTTGGTAAAGCTACCCAAAACCAAGGTAAACTATCTAATGACGATTATAAGGAGTTTTTGGATTTAAGTAATCAATTAGCAGAGTTATTTCCACAATTAACATCTGGTTATGATGATAATGGAAATGCCATTTTAAAATTAGATGGAAGCGTCCAGAATATTACTACTTCTATTTATTCATATGTCGATGCATTAGAGACAGCAAATTCCATTGAGTTGCAAAATAAATTTGATGATATTTGGAAGTCATATAACCAAGATATGAAAGATTATTCTGATCAGGCACAAGAAGCACAGAATAATTCGGAAAATTTAGTTGAAACATATCAGCATTTGGATCAAATTTTATCTAGCGATTCTAAACAAGGTAATTTTCTGAATTACAATGGAACAATGATGCCACAAATTCTGTCTGAGGCAAACATTGATTTGCAATCTGTTCGAGATGACGTAAACGGTGGTTATGATTTTAGCATTTTAACAGAAAAACAAATTCAAGCAATTAAAGATGCGTATGTTCGTTTGTTAAAAGAATATAATAACGATGCTGATTATTTTGCTTCTCAGGTTGAAACTACGAATAAAAATGTTGCCAATTATATTATTTCTTCGTTACAAGGCGACCAGATGATGCAAGAAATCGAAGATTCATTTGGTGATAATGGCATCAGTCTTATTAATGGTATTTTATCCAACCTGAATTACAATGAATTATACGGAGATCTTTCTGGAACAGAATTAATCGAACAGATTAAACAAGATTTCATATATAATCTATCAAGCTTATCTGATTCAGACACAACAAAAGTAAAAACAGCATGGAATAATCTCCTATCTATTGACACTAACGCTGCACTCGAAGAAAATATTCCAAAGATTGAAGCGTATATTAAACAAATTGCTGATTTACTTGATATTGATTGGACTCAGTTAGCTCCTGCACTTGGTTATGATATTGATACATCTAAGAAACAGATTCAAGATTTAAAAGATCGTATGGGGTATTCCCATAAATCTGGATATGCATTATCTAATAAAGAATCTGACGTAAACCAAAAAATCAACGACTTAACACAAGGACTTACACAAGATGAATTAGATGTATTAGTCGATGTCGAACTACCTTCTAATGTCTTAAATATGACTGAAGCGGAATTTAAGGCATGGATACAGAAGTTACAAGATGAAGCTGTTATTGATGTAGAAACACGTACTGCATCAGATGCAGTCGATTCACTTGCCGATATGAAATCTGCACTCTCCTCTCTTGAAGAATTATATTCTCAAACTGTGTCTCAAGATTCTACAACAGATGGCATAGTAAATGGTTTTGCTAGTCCAGATACTCTTAACGCTGTAGAATCTGCATTTGGTGGAATTGCAGAAGAAGATGCCAAAGTTGCGGATGCACTAGAAGCTTTTGAAGAAACAATGGTTAAATTCCCAAATGATTCTGCAAAGGCTCAATCAGCAATTAACGATTTAATCACGGCATATATAGATCAGACAGATATTATCAAAGATTTAACTGACGAAAATAAAGATTATGCAAAAGCTCAATTAAAGGCGATGGGCATCACAAATGCAGAAGAAGTTGTTGAAAGTAGATTAACTGATACAAATAAGAAACTGTCAAAGGGATATTCAGAATTAGCCAAAAATGTCCAAGAATATAATGATGCTGTTGATAGTGCAGATGTGTCCAAACAACAAGAACAAATACAAAACATTACTGATAAGTTAAATGATATGTATAAGACTGGTCAGAAAGATGTTAATGGTCAAGAAGTATTACCTTTTGACACGAACACCGTTCTGCAAAATATGGACACAATCAAAGCCGCTACGCAAGGTGACATAGATGCAATGAATCAACTTGCAATCATGGCAGGTAAAAGTTATATTGCTCATTTACAAATTGACGGTGATACACATACTGTTGATGCAATGAGAAATAACTTATATTCATTAATTTCTCAGTTAGACGGTGCAAATATAGCAATCGGTACAAGTATGGATAATTCACCAATTATTCAAGGTTTAATTGCTATTGGACAACAAGCAAAAATGACATCAGATCAAATTGCCGACATGATTAAAAAGGCTTCTGGTGGTACTATTTCTGCTGATGTTGAGTCTACAACTGTGATGGTTGACATGCCAACATTAAATATGGGAATAATGACACCACATGGACTACAACATTCACAAAATGGTTATGAGAAAAAACCTGTTAAGATTCCAAAATTTAAATATAAATATACTGGTGCAGGTGGTACTAAAGCAAATTATGGTGGTGGAGGTGTTTCATCATCCAAAGGATCTGGCGGTTCAGGCGGCGGAGGTGGTGGTTCATCCTCTGAGCCACAAGAAGACGATTTCGACTGGATTGAGGTTGCGATTAATCGTGCTGAAGAACAAATTTCTCGTTTAGATAAAGTTGTAGAAAATACATACGATAAATGGACAAATCGTTCTAAGGCATTAAATGATGAAATTTCCAAAACAGCCGATGAAATGAAACTTCAGCAACAAGCATACCAAGGATATATTGATAAGGCAAATTCAATTGGTTTATCTGATTCTTATAAACAAAAGGTTCAAAATGGTACTATCCAAATTGAAACTGTTACAGATGAAGATTTAAAGACGAAAATTTCCGATTATCAAACTTGGTATAACAAAGCAGTAGAATGTCAAGACAAAATCCAAGAATTAAACATATCTCTTTCCGAACTAGCGCAAAAGAAATTCGACAATATTGTTACTCAATTTGAGGACATGGAAAAGGTATTCACGGATACCAATGATATTCTTGATAAGCTGGTGGACTATGCTGAAACAAAAGGTCGTATTATCTCAAAATCATACTACGAAGCAATGCTTCAAAATGAGAATGAGAATAACAAACTCTTAGCTCAGCAAAGAGATCAAATGGTTTCTGAATTGAACGAACTTGTGAATACAGGTAAGGTAACAGAATATTCAGAAGCATGGTATGATCTTAAACAGCAGATTGATGAAGTCAATGGTTCTATCGTAGAATCCAACAAGTCAATTCAAGAGTTCTATAATAATATACGTCAGGCTGATTGGGACTTATTCGATCTCGTTCAGGATAAAATCACAGGTATTGCAGACGAAATTGAGTTTGTACAAAGTCTACTCGAAGATAGGGACAATCTAACCGATGGTCACTTGAATCGTGGACTTACAAATGAAGGTCTTGCACAGCTTGGTAATTATGCGTCTAAGTATAATATTTACATGTCACAAGCTGAGAAATATGCTAGTGAGATTAAGAAGATTGAAGCAGACATTGCGAAAGATCCAGCGAATAAGGATTTGATTGATCGAAAAGAAGAACTCATTAAGGCGCAGAGAGATGTTATACTTTCAGCTAACGATGAAAAGAAATCCATGATTGACCTTGCTCGTGATGGATATGATGCAATGCTTGAAGTATTGCAGGAACTCATAGATAAGCGAAAGGAATATCTGGACAACGAAAAGTCGATTTACGAATACCAAAATACAATCAGTGAGAAAACTGAAAATCTGGCAAGTCTTAGGAAGCAATTATCTGTTTTTGAGAATGATAACTCTGAGGAATCATTAAAGAAAGTACAACAGTTACAATCTGACATCAAAGATGCTGAAAAGGACTTAAAGGATACAGAGTATGACAAGTACATCGAAGATCAAGAGAAAATGCTTGACGACTTGTATCAAGAATATTCCGATAAGATTGATGAGAAGTTTGAACAGACTGAAATACTTATTCAAGAGCTAATCGGTGTAGTCAATGAAAATCAATCCTCTATCAGTGATACAATCACTACTGTTACTTCTGATGTAGGATATACAATATCCGATCAGATGAAGACTATATGGAACGATGCAGGAACAGTTATTTCTGGTTTCACAGGTAAATTCGACACTTATGCTACAACTGTGCAATCAGCAATCAATAGCATTCAAGTCACAATTGATAAGATGCTTCAAATTGCACAAGCAGAGGCGAATAAGAATATAGCAACTGCAAATAATCCAAATGGTGTTGCAAATGGTTCTAGTTCAACAGCACCTAAAACACAGGCAACTCCGAAAGCAAATAATAACTCTTCTACTGCACAAGCACCAAAGGCATCACCGAATGTCGGAACAAGAGTTAATGCCACAGGTAATTGGTATTATGATTCTTATGGTACTGCTCCAACAGGTAATGTCAACAGATTCAAACCAGATTACTTTGAGATTGATAAAATCGTAAATGGTCGTGCTTATCCATATCATATTCAGGCAATTATCAGAGGCAAACGTGCTGGCGGTAATGGTTGGGTGAAAGGCAATCAAATTGGCTATAAGAATGGTTTAAAGGAAGCAACATACGATCATTTAGCTTGGACACAAGAAGAGGGTGCTGAAATTATCAGACGTTCCGATGGTAGTATCTTAACTCCAATCACTCGTGGTACAACTGTATTCACTCGTGAGATGACTGATAATCTGTGGAATATTGCAAAGCAGAATCCGGAGAAGTTCTATCAAAATGCAATGCCGACTATGAATACATTTGCTACTACTAATCGTGGTGGCGATGTGAGTGTATCTATTGGTGACATCAAACTTGATGGTATTCAGAATCCAGATCAGTTTGCACAAGCTCTTATCGGTGTGGTCAAAGACTATTCTAAGGTACAAAAGGTACTTCAAGCAGCTACAGTTGATTTAGTTGCAGGTAAAAGTATTAAGGGATTGAACAGATTTTAATTATATGGAGAGTGTTTCGGCACTCTCCTATAAAAATATTCTTGCATATTATCTATATGATATGTTAGAATAAAAACATGAAAATTGTGGTTTACAAATCACACGAAAAGCGTATAATGTAATGTATTGAATTAAGAAATGTAGACACCGTTAAACGGTTGAGCCAATTCACTATCTTAATGGCTAATAAATTTTATTAACACGAAGAAGATCGCTACTTGGTATGGCGGTCTTTTTTGTGTTTCTTATCGAAAAATCTGACAAGATATGTAGCAACTACGCCACTTATTATGCCAGTAACTAATGTAAACATCAGTAGTTCACAAAATGTCACGTACAAACGCTCCTCCTTTCTTAGCGAGGATATCTATATAAACTGAATATCACTATTCAGACGTGACTCAACCGCCTAACCATCTCTATCTAGCCAAAACAAAGATGTTGGTGTCTACAAACTTAATTTTATATAGATTGGTAATATTTGTCAATGATCAGACACTATAATTGGTGTCTTTTTTAATTTCAAGAAAAACGAGGTAAGAATAAATGGAAGATAAAAAGGATAAAAAGCTTCGTTTACTTAGCGATGAAGTAGATAGATTGCGTGAGGAAAATGAAGCAATGAGGAAGGAAAATGCGGAGTTACAGGGGAAAGTGAATGAGATGAGTACCATTCACAATGAAGAAACTATTGCTTTTTTCCAGTCGTATGAACAGGAATTAAAGGATCAAATTGAAAAAGCAAAAAAACTATGTTCTCTTTATGAGACGTTAATTAGTAAACAAAAGACATTTTATGCCAAGGAAAAAGGCAAATACCAAAAGGCAACAAATAAGGCTATTAAAGAATTTAACAAATCTCTATCATAGCCTGGAAAGGATATGATATGAAAGACGATTTTATTTTTGATGGTCGCTATGGTTCAGATTTTAATCTGAAAATATGTGACATTACCTCGAACAGTTCTACGGACAACTCTACTATTTCCAAAACAGATTTTTCTACTTTTCAACCATCCAATGCATATAAAAATTATTTCACGGGAAGTACATCTTCAGAAGTTCTCACTACTACTTTTCAAGTTGGACATTTTGAAAACTGCCAAATGAAAGATTTCGATGACGATTTACTTGAAGCGGTATCACGTTGGTTTTGTCGTGACGATGGATATCATAGGTTTGCATTTATTAATTCACTTGATGATACAGTTGAATACAATGCAAAAATGGATATGAATAAAATTGAGCTGGGAAATCGTGTAATTGGACTTGAATTCACTATTACAACAGATTCTCAAATTGGTTATACTAAAAGAAAAATCAATAAAACATTGTCTGCGGATGAATCATTTATTATCAACGATACTTCATCGAAGACAGGTTCATCACCAATTGATGTAATAATTAAATGCAAGCAATCTGGTGATTTAGCACTCTCCTATTCTTTTAATAATAAAGAGCGAACTGCTCGTATTAAGAATTGCTCTAATGGAGAAATTATCTCAATTAACAATATGCAAGTCGTTACCTCTTCTCTCTCGTCTCATGATATTATGGAAGACTTCAACTATTCTTTTCCACAAATCTATACCTCTGTAAAATCTACTGTAAATACGTTTCGTATAAATATTCCATGTGACATTGAAATCAAATATGAACTTAGAAGGAAGGTGGGAATTTAATGGTATATCCTATTCTTGACATGAATAATAACGTGGTAACTCCCACCGTTGTTCTATGTCACCGCAACAAACATAAAATAGGTGCAATTTATCCAATATCAGAGTGGTCGATTACACCTGATATGTACAATAAAAATGAATGCAGTTTTAAGGTTTATAAAGAAGTCAATGGAATAGAGACTCCATTGTGGGACAAAATCAAAGATCTCAAAGTCTTCTATATTCCTGAATATAATGAATATTTTCAGATTTCAATAGATAAAACACAAACAAACGAGACAGTGAAAACCATCACTGGAAGCAATCTCGGTATTGCTGAATTGTCACAAACCATGCTGTACGATATCGAAATTAACACTGAGGACGACATTGCCAGAGATGCTTATAAGATGGCATATATTTATGATCCGACAGATGTTTCTAATTCCTTGCTTGGTCGTGTTCTATCTAAAGCACCACATTACAAGATAAAACACGTAGATGCTAGTTTATGCAAATTGGTACGTGCTTTCTCAATTAGTGATAAATCAATTTATGATTTTTAACTGGTGATTTAGCAGATGAATTAAACTGTCTTATATGGGTGGATTCATATGATCGTAGTATTAGTCTGTATGATTTAGAAAATTCTTGTCCTAAATGTGGTCACAGAGCAGAAAATGAAACTGTTTGTTCTGAATGTGGAACAACCATGACAAGGGGCTATGGTGAATATTTTAATGTTCCTGTATCTAATGATAATTTGTCTGATAGCATTTCAGTTACTACCAAAGATGATGAAGTGAAAAATACCTTCCGTATTCAAGGTGGAGACGATGTTATTAACGCTGCGATTCGTGCGGTAAATCCAAATGGAACAGAATACATTAATCGTTTTGCTGCGTTTCAGACAGAGGATATGTCTAAAGAATTAATAGATCAAATCAATGCCTATCAAGAATTATACGAATCAAAAAAGAAACCATACAAGGAAATTATGAATGGTTTATATGATACAATTGACAAGATTTTATATCTTACTTCTAGTATGATGCCTTCTCCTGAGACAGATGATACGGATGCTAATAAAGAATTGGCAAAACTGACTGCTGATAATCTCGGAATGATTGCAGTGCAGAATTTGCGTGTTGCTGGTGTGACAACTGTAAATAATGCAGTTAAAAGCATGGCAGATATCTACATGTCAGCAGGATATAAAGTTGAAATTGCGTCTTCTACATATAGTAATCAAGTATGGAATGGTCGGTTCAAAGTTACATCTGTTGATGATGAAAATGATACTGCGACCAATGGTTCTGATATTACTCTTCTAATCACAGACGATTATGAGACATTTATTACACAAAAAATTCAAAAGATTCTCAATAAACAAGATATGTCTGATAAAGAATATGATTGGACTAAATATGGATTGAATCGCTTATCTTCATTCTCCGATGCATATCAGAGTTGCATTGATATGTTAATTGACTCAGGAGTTGGAGATCCAAACCATGAGTTCTACGCTTCTATCTATCTTGTTTATTACAACAAGAAATTAGAAGTTGATAAAGAAATTCAAGTTCGTGAAGCACAGATAAAAGAACAAGAGGACAAAGAAGCTGAATACGAAAAACAACGTGATAGTATTCAATCAGAACTCAATTTTGAGAAGTATCTTGGTAAGAACTTATATAGTGAATATTGTTTATATAGACGTGAAGACACATATCAGAACGACAACTATATCTCCGATGGATTATCTAACTCAGAGATATTATCAAAAGCTGAAGAATTGTTAGAAGTTGCACAAAAGGAAATTGTAAAGGCAAGTGAATTACAAGTAGACTTGTCAACTGATGTTGGTAACATATGGACAATTGATGAGTTCAAAGATGTCTTAGACCAATGGAAATGTGGAAATTGGATTCGTGTTATCTGTGATGATGATATTTATGAATTAAGATTACTCAATTATACAATCAAGGATTCTGATTTTTCTAAAATTTCGTGTGATTTCTCTTCTGTTTTGAAAATTTCTGATGGTATCTCTGATGTCAAATCAGTATTAGATAGTGCTAAGTCTATGGCTGGCAGTTATGAGTCTGTGAAGCATCAAGCAAAGCAAGCAACTAAGACAACAGATACCGTGCATAGTTGGGTAAACGAAGGTTTGAATGCTACCGCCCTTGCTATCAAGGATTCTAATAATGAAGAAGTTACATATGACAATCATGGCTTACGTTGTAGACAATATGATGATGTATCCGACACATATGCAGATGAGCAGCTACAAATTGTTCATAACACACTTGCAATCACAGACAATAATTGGAAAACGGTTAAGACTGCGATTGGAAAAATTCATTATGAAGATCCAGAACATCCTGGTGATATGTTGTCTGCTTATGGTGTAATTGGTGAAACGATTGTTGGAAAGCTTTTGCTTGGTGAAGCTCTTGGGATCTACAATGATGGTGGTTCGTTGAAATTCGACAAAAACGGACTATCAATCAGCAACGGAACGAATTCGTTCGTTGTGAACCCAAACGATGAAACACTGATTTCATTGTCAAATAATAACGGAAAAATACTATGGGTAGACACCAAAGGGGGGCTTCATTTACGTGGGGATGGTTCTGGCTTGGATATAACCTCAAACGAGGCAATTTCAGGCGTTTCTAGTGCAATTTCTCAGCTAAATGACGAGATCGTTTTGAAGGTTGATGATAACGGCAGACTTGCTACAGTTAAACTTGGTGCTGACGTAAATGAAGGTACTGTGGTACAGATTGGTGCTGATAGCATCAATTTAACCGCTGAAGAGACAATCAACTTTTTATCTGGTGGTGAGATTAATCTGTCTGGTAAAAATATCAGTATTAAATCAGATAATTTTAACGTGACTCCTGATGGCACTGTTATAATGAATAAAGCAAATATCACAGGTGGAACTCTAAATATTGGCGATAGCCAAACAAATGAAAGTGATGCAATTATTAGTTTATCTTATGGATATGGTGATAACGGACATACAGAAGAAGGGAGTGCTTACGGTAACGTAAAAATTACGCCATCTTCTTTGTCAATTTATAATCAACAAGGCGATCGTGGATACGGATGGTCACTTGGAACTGATCTGAGCTATACTGGTACGAAAGCTGGTGGATACATAAATTGTACTGGCGTGAATACAGAGGATATTAATGTTCAAGGAAATGAGAGTGTAATATCGACTCCTAATTTAACTGCTTCGAATCTAATACAAACATCAAGACTTAATGTATCAAAATTTCAATGTGGAACAAATGCAACATTGATTAAAGGAGTTCGAACTGGTTCTTGTGCTTGTAAGGGAGCTGGTGGCACTTCTGTTGAATTATCTAATGTAACAGCTTCAGCCAGGGCAGTATATTTTGTAACGAATGTAGATGGAAATACATGTAACGCTCACGTTGAGGGAACAACGATATCCAATGGAAAAGTATATGCAGTATTAAATCGCCAATTAGACACAACAGAAGTGATTTATATTAATTGGTGCAAAATTGATTGGTAAATGAAAGGAGGTCTTAAATGCAGGATATTCAAGAATTATATATTGACATCCTCGATACCAAAGTATATGAGGAAATATATGCAAAACAATATGATGTTGGTCGTCAAGCACATATAATTGTTACACGTGCAGGAACTCCTATTACTCTTGAGAATATATCGGCAAGTTTGGAACTAAAAAAGCCTGACAACACAGTGATCATGAAATCATGTGTTATACAGAATAATCAAGTAGTAATTGATCTTGATCGGAACATTACAGTTATTGCTGGTCGTAGGATTCCATATCAGTTACAACTTTTTGATACATCTACGAAGGCAATTATTTGTACTACTACTGGCTATATTAATATAGACAAATCCACTGTCACGATGGATGATGTAGAGAGTTCTAGTGACTTTTCTACTTTTTCAGATATTCTCTTAGATATTACTTCTAAATATGATGAATCAAAAACTTATGCAACTCAAGCAAAAAATTCACAAGATGCAGCAAAAGTAAGTGAAACTAATACACTCGCATCTGAAAAAAATGCAAAGCAAAGCGAAATTAATGCGAAAGCAAGTGAACAAAAAAGTGCGTCTAGTGAATCCAATGCTTTATCTTATAAAAATGCAGCAGAGAAATCGGCTTCTGTTGCAAAAATGTCAGAAACACATGCTGCACAATCCGAGGTGAATGCCAAATCAAGTGAAAGCATTTCGTCGCAAAAAGCGGCATCTGCTTCATCGGCAGAAGCTAATGCAAAAAAGTATATGGATTCCGCAAAATCTTATATGGATAAAACAACAACATTATACAACACAATTGATACAAAACTGAATAATAAAACACGTTTGTTTACGCAACAAGAATACGACCAGTTATCAACGATTGAGAAAAATAATGGAACAATTTATTTTGTCAAATAATATAAAGGAGGTATTTATGAGTGTTTTAACAAATTCTGGTTTATCTCGTACGATTGATAACATCTTCTCTTATTTTGCGAAGAAAAGTCACAAACATAGTAAATCAGATATTACAGATTTTCCTACGAGTATGCTTGCAAATGGTGGTAACGCTTCTACTGTCAATGGACATACTGTAAACAGCAATGTGCCAGCAAATGCAAAGTTTACGGATACTACTTATTCTAAGCTTAGTCAATTTACTGATGATATTGGGTATGTTAAAAATACAGATTCAAGATTGACAGATTCAAGGAATGCAAAGGATGTATATGCGTGGGCAAAGTTGAGTACAAAACCAAGCTACACGGCATCGGAAGTTGGTGCTGTGAACGCAGTTATAAAGACAGAGACGGACTATAACAAGATCACACCTGATTCTAATACTGTTTTAGTGAAGCATTAATAAGGCGGTAATAATAACCGTCTTCTTTTTATACAATTTTTCAGAAAGGAAATAAAAATATGGCAAAAAAAGTATTCTTTAAAGGAGAAAAATTTGTATTCTCTCGTGTAAAAGGTAATGCCGAAACTGATTATCGTGAAGGTGATATTAATATTACACCAAGCAATCTTGGTCTTGATAGTGTAAATAATACATCAGACAAAGATAAACCTGTTTCAATTGCACAGCAAAAAGCAATTGATGTTGCATATGCGAACTCAAATAAATATACGGATCAAAAAATTGCAAATCTCATCAATGGTGCACCTGAAACAATGGACACGTTAAAAGAAGTTTCTGATGCTATTACAGCTAGTAAGACAACAGAAGAAGCATTAAATAAAGCTATTGGTACAAAAGCAAATCAGTCCGAACTTGATACGCATACAGGTAATGACACTATACATATTACCGCTTCCGAACGAGAAAAATGGAACAAAAATGGTGGTGTTACTGGTGTTCGTGGAAGTGAAGAAACTGAATATAAGACTGGACAAGTTACTATATCCAAAGATAATATTGGGCTTGGTAATGTAGATAATACAAAAGATAGTAACAAAGATGTCAATTCTTCTGTAATGGCTCAAGGTGTCTATTCTTCTGTTGGAGTAAAAAATTCATTACAGATGGATATACATCCATATACACCATTTGAATTAAGTAACATTACACAAGATAATAGTAGTAATATGAATAATTTTATATCATTTGATGGTGAAAATACAAAATTCAATGCATCATATAATACAGCGAATCTTTTAACAACCTTTGTTTCAGGTGATTCTTCTACAGGTGATTCTACTGCTCCTGCTGTAATCACATCTGGCGAAACACATAAATCACTTTTCAATAAGATTTCTACTGCCGTTAAGAATGTTCGGTGGCTACTAAGCAAGATGGGAACGACAGATATTTCCGCTATTGGCAACGGTACTGTCACAGGTGCGTTAAGTACACTAGACTCGAATAAACAAGATTCCGATACCGCAATAACGACAAGTAATATAGGTTCGCAGACTGTGTATCAAGCAACACATATAGGTGGTTGTGAAGTACAAAATGAAGCAAGTGGAAATAAAAATTATTATTTAGGTGCTGATGGTGGACTAAATCCTATACAATGGATTTCTAGAAATAGTATGGCTGTAGGATATGCTAATAATGCAGGTGCAGTAAATGGTTATGCAATTAATTATATTGAAGGAAAAGGTACTCTTGGATCATCTGCATATGTAGCTAAAGGAGACGCATATTATATAAGATTTGGTAATGTCGTTATTTTATATTGTTATGATTTAATAATAACTCCTGGAACTAATAATAATTCAGTAATAGTTAGTAACCTTCCAGCATCTGCAAAATATTTTGGAGTTCAAAGAACTAATTCAGGTAATCAAACACTTAGATTTGGTATGGACAGCGGTGGAAAAGAACTAAAAGTATGGTGGGATTCCTTTTCTACTGTGGATGGTAATAATAGTAAACCTTGGTCTTTTGAAATTGTTTATCTTTGTAAATAAAAAATATTCAGAAGGTACGCTTGAGCAATATGCGCTTGCTATAGATATGCTTTTAGCTGATATAGGGAAGCGGCTGCCGGATATCAAGACAAATGACATCAGATATCACCTTGCGATGTATCAGACAACTAGGAATGTCGAAAAAGCAACAGTCGATAACCGCCGGAGGAATCTATCAGCGTTCTTTTCGTGGCTAACTAAGGAAGAGTATATAGAAAAGAACCCTATGCTACGAATTGGAAAGATAAAAAGCACAATGGCTGTGCGGAAGTCGTTCTCTGATGGCGAGATCGAAATACTTAAAAACGCATCAATCAAAACAAGGAATCCGAAACGCGATAGAGCGTTAATCGAATTTTTACTTTCGACGGGTTGAGAGTTAGTGAGGTTGTAAATTTGAACATATCCGACGTGGATTTTATGCGTGGCGAGTGCGTGGTTCACGGGAAAGGAAACAAGGATAGGAAAGTAATTATCCGAAAAAGCCATGTATTATTTGCAAGAATATATAATGAATAAAAAATATTCAAGTAATGTTTTATTCACAAATCGTTTTGGAGATAGATGGAGTAAACAATCTATCGAAAAAATTGTTAAAACAATAGCATCTAAAGCAAATGTTGGAATTGTGATTGACATATATGATGCAATTACTTCATAAATATTGTCTGCCAATTATTTTCGCCATCTGTGGTGTGGAAATATCCTATATGTCCATCATTTAGGAATTGTACTAAATAACTCTCTGTATCTGATAGCTTCCATTTAATAACAATTTTTGTCTTGTTTATTCGAGTCTAGGAATCCATATTTAATTTAGTTTACATATTTTTGAAAGAGGTTTATATAAATTTTTAGCTCTACCAAATTTGGTGGGCTTTTGTAGTTGTTATTTTTTTATTTTAAGGAGGAATAATATATGAGTAATTCAAATTTAGTTAATTATACAAAAATTAGTCCTTATAAAACGACAGGTAGAAATCATGCAATTGATACAATTACGATTCATTGCATGGCTGGCAATTTATCTGTTGAAACTTGTGGTAACGTATTTCAGACAGCAAAAGCAAGTGCTAACTACGGCATTGATTCTGATGGTCGAGTCGGCATGTATGTAGAAGAGAAAGATCGCTCATGGGCATCTAGTAGTTCATCTAACGATAATCGTGCAGTTACTATTGAGGTAGCCAATGATGGTGGCGCAAGTACAGGTTGGCATGTATCTGCCAAAGCATACAAGTCTTTAATTGCATTATTGGTAGATATATGCAAGCGTAACGGAATTAAAGAGTTAAAATGGAAAGGTGATAAGTCTTTAATTGGTCAAGTTGATAAACAGAATATGACCGTTCATAGATGGTTCGCCAATAAAGCTTGTCCAGGTGATTATTTATATAATCTTCATGGACAGATTGCAAAGGAGGTAAATTCTCAGTTGATAACTATTAAATATCGTGTTCACCAACAGACTTATGGTTGGTCAGAATGGAAAACTGAAGGTCAGCAGGCAGGAACAACAGGACAGGCTAAAAGAATTGAAGCTATTCAAATTGATCCATGTGGAAAGAAGATATCAGTTAAAGCACATATTCAGGGTATCGGTTGGAAAGATTACGGAGTCATTAATAAAAACACTGTAATTGGTACAACAGGACAAGGAAAACGAATTGAAGCTATCGAAATTCATGGAGCTAAAGTATGCTGCCATATGCAGACAATCGGCTGGGCGAGCGATTATATGAATCTGCAAGGTACGCTTGGGATCGGTAAAAGAATGGAAGCTATTAAAATAAAAGCAGAATAATAATTTTAGGGTAGTATCATTTTTGATACTACCCTATTTTCTTATATTTTCTATTTTCTAAGGAGTGATACAAATTAACGATATAAATTCAAACGATATGTTGATATTTCTACAAAGTCAAGGTATGATAAATCTTGATGATGTACGAAATAAAATGAAAGAAACAGAAAGACAGAGATTATTATCTCAACACAAGTACAAGATTTTTCAGGATAAAGATGGTCGTTGGAAAACAACTATTCTTGATCCATCTAAAAAAACAGGAAGGAGGTTAATTGCAAAAACACACTTACACGATTTAGAAGATGCCATTATAGCCTCATATTCGGCTGTAGAGGACGAAAAATACATCAAGGAGAATATTTATACCCTTGAAACTATTTTTCCTCTCTGGCTTAAATATAAGGCTTCTCAGACTAATGCTACATCTTACGCTCGACGTATTTTAGTTGATTGGGATAAATATTATAAAAATACTAGTATTACACAAATTGCATTAGTAGATTTAACTTATCTTACTCTCAATGAATGGGCACATAATTTAATTAAAAAATATTCGCTGACAAAAAAGCAATATTATAATATGTCGATTATTATGAGACAGTGCTTAGATTATGCTTGCGAACCAGAATTGAACTTACTAAAAGATAATCCGTTTCGCAGAGTAAGAATTAAATCGAACTTGTTTACACGAAAAGAAAAACCAAAAAGTAATACTCAGGTATTTATTGTTAATGAACAACAAAAGATATGTGAGACTGCAAAAAAGAAAATTGCAGAACATCCTTGGTGTACTACTCCATTGATGATTTTACTAAATTTTCAGTTAGGTCTTCGTATTTCAGAAATTTGTGCAATTAAATGGTCTGATATTGAAGATAATTATATTCATATTCAACGTATGGAAGTTGAAGATTATACAATCAAAGAAATTGATGGAGAATTAAAATCTATTTCTAATGGTTACACAATTGTTCCATACACAAAATCTGTTGCAGGAGATCGTAAGGTCTATCTTAATGATTCTGCCAAAAAGATTTTACGACAGATTAAAAAACAAATATGGAATATGGATATTATGACCAAGATTTTATATTTATTAAAAGTCAAGGATGTGTTCGTGGCACTACTTCTGCTTTTAGTCAGTATTTGACTGACTTGTGTGTTGAAGCTGGCGTAATGAAGAAAAGCAGTCACAAGATACGGAAAACATATATATCTTCGTTATTCGACCAAAAGATAAATATCAATACTATTCGAGAGCAAGCTGGTCATGAAGATGAACAGACAAGTTTGAACAATTACTGTTTTGATCAGAATACAGATCGTGTAATTGAAGATAAACTTGAACATGCCGCGAATAAAAATGTGTGCATTTAAAAAGTGTAAACAAGTGTAAACAAATCAGAGAAAATAAAAAATCTCTGAAAGCCTAGTATTTAAGGCATTTCAGAGAAATCTAAGGAGCAGTTCGTAGGGGAATCGAACCCCTGTATGCACTTCAAAAACCGCATAAAATAAGGAGGTTTGAGTACATCATCTTGAAGTGTAAACAAAAGTGTAAACAAATTGTTTACACATCTTATATCGTTAATTTATATCACTCAATTTTAGGGTAGTCATATTAATTTATGGCTACCCTATTTTTACGTTTTACTTATTTAACTTGACTTCTCTAATTCCGAAGTGCAAATACTCCTTATGATTCTCATCACTTTTCCACTCTTTCATATCGTTGAAATAAGAAATTCTTGCGGTGTCTAAATCATCATATTCTTTCATAACTTTGAATGTGGAATAATTTGTATCAGTTGAAGCTATTGTCTGATATTTACAATCATTTTTCTTTAGTTGTTCTTTCTTTTTTCTTGGTGGCATTATTCTCACCTACTTCCCTGTACTTCCGAAACCACCAAAACCTCTATCTGTATCAGATAATTTATCTACTTCCTTAAATTCGATTGGAACATAAGGTAAAACCACTAACTGTGCAATACGTTCTCCTGGATTAATAAGTCGAGACATATTAGAGTCATTGTGCAAAGCAACAATATATTCTCCACGGTAATCGGAATCACATACACCAGTGCAGTTACTAGGTCTAAGTCCTTCCTTAGTTGCTAACCCTGATCTCGCAAAGATTGCACCAAATGTTCCTTCTGGCAACTCCATTGCTAGTCCAGTTGGGATCTTAATTGTCTCATGTGGTGAAATATAAATTGGTTCTGATATTGCAGCATGTAAATCCATTCCTGCCGAATATTCACTACCTTGCTCTGGAATAATTGCTAAATCATTGAGCTTCTTAATTTTAATTTTTGTTGTCTTCATATCTTGATTTATTCTCCTTCTTTTTACTTAATCACAGCTACTGCCAATGGAATATTGCATATAATATTTACCATTGTTTTCATAAACAGAGCCTCCATAATAACCATATCCATAGATAATATCATCAGACATTTCTGATTTAATGGCTACACTTACGTTTGGCTGTGAATCATAATAGTCGTACTTTTCTTTTGTTATTTCTCTAGTGATTTCTCTCATTTTTATAATTCCTTTCTTAAATAATTAATGTAATTATCCCATTGTCCAATTGAATGAATATATTCTTTACCCTTCAAACCTTTTAGTTTCATATCTGCTTTTATATTCTCCATTGAATTCTTTTTTGTTGCCAATGATTTGATAAAATTATTCGTGTTATGTGTTATGGTTAAAATGTCTTCTCGTGGAATTTTAGCCACTATATGTTTATAAATGTTCAAATCTTTTTCTGGAATCGTATAGCTTGATTTTGGTAGATTTTTGCTTGAAAAAGGACTAATATTAGCTCCGCTAGTTCTTGGTTTTAATAATGGAATAACTTTATCAGAATTTGAATATTTGAAACGGAAGATAACTTCTGAATCTCCTTCTTGTAGATGTGTAATGATTAACGGATCTATTTGTTGTAATGTTTTGATGATGTTATGACCACGCTGCAATGATGGGATATATGCTTCCAATATTGAATTACCATAATAAAAAACTTTATTACCATGTTGGCAATCAATATACACATCTATATCTTCATATATACCATTTAATTTACGATTAAAATCATTTGTATCTGGATTAATTGGTGCACGCAATCGGTATATTCCTTTGAATTTATCTATAAGATAACTCGTATTATTCACCTCTTTTCTTAATCGCAATATAAAACTATTTTGTTATGAGCGAGAGATTGTTGTATGTCAATAACTCTTTGATTTTTTGATCCTCTATAAGCAAGTGTGATATCCCTTTGTTCATCTATATATTCTCCGTCAACGAGCACATTACACAATGAAATAATCTCACTGCGTTTCCTATCTTCTTCTTTCTTCTTAAAAATAATTCATCATCATATATAATATTGGTTGATGCATTAGGTCTTGTTGATAAAATTACTTTGTGTTGTCTGTGAGATTCTGGATAGTTGATAAACACATGATATCCAGTATATAACCAAATAGATTTCTCAGGAAAAAAATACGGATTTCCTGGACTAATTTGAGGACTTCATCAAGATTATTTTCGTGTAGTGGATCACCACCACTGAAAGTAATGCCTGATACATAGTCTTTAGACAGTTCGTTGAATATCTCTTGTTTTGCTGATTCATCAAATGGAATGCCACTATTAGGATTCCAAGTTTGAGGATTTTGACAATTATAACAATGGTGAGAACAGCCTGAGAGCCATAAAACGACTCTCAAACCGTCACCATTGTTCATATCATCATGTGTAATATTATGATAATTGATATTAACCACATCCTTACATTGAAACTCTATCTGCAATTTCTGCATTCTTAGCTTCGTTATATCTTGTCTCACCATGTACTCTTGTAAATCCCAAGTATCCGTTCATCCTGTCAATTTTAGTAATCATCTTGCTTCCACACTTAGGACAAATATCCATTTCTACTTGCTGATATCCACAATCTTCGCAGTAGCACATAGCAAGATTCACACCTTCGTAAAAACCTTTATCCATTGCTCGAAGAATAAGTGTTTTAATCGCTTCTTTGTTATATCCTAGATTGTATCTGCAATACTGAATCTTTCCACCATTAAATAAATTCCAGAAACGTCCTTCCTTATCCTGCTTTTCGATAGGCGACATCTGCTCCGATACATGACAATGGAATGAATTGCTTACATAAGGCTTGTCAGACACATTCTCAATAATTCCATAAATCTTACGGAACTGTTCAATCTGAAGACCACACAACGATTCAGCAGGAGTGCCATAAATTGCATATAAAATACGGTCTTCCTCTTTAATTCGATTTGTATAATCATTGATATATTGCATAACTTCTAATGCAAACCGTCCGTCTTCACGAATAGATTTACCATTATAAAGTCTTTGCAATTCGTTCAATGCAGTAATTCCATAACTCATAGTCATTGGTGGAAGAATTGTTTTTATCTTATCTGTTGGCTTTAAATTACCACCAAGTAAACCACCTTCACAGAAAGCAACTGGATTTACACTTGCTCTCAATTCACCAATATAATCATATGTTCTTTTATGTAATCCACGGATTAATTCAAGATAGTAATCAAGAACTTCATAGAAATCTTTAGACTCCCTACGAGCCTTTGCAAGAATCATAGGAAGATGAAGAGAAACAACACCAAGATTAAAACGTCCTTCAAATATCGGTTTATCATTTTCGTCTATTGGATGTATACCACCTTTTTCATACCACGGCGATAAGAAAGCTCGGCAGCCCATTGGAGATACCACTTTTCCATATTTCTTATACATTTCTGCAACATATCCATCACCTGTTAATGATAACCAATCTGGATACATTGTCTTACTGCTACAGTCAAGACCAGCATTAAATACATCTGCACTTGGATATTTGTATGAACCATCTCCGTGAAGATTTTTATCATATAAAAATACAATCTTTGGAAATAATACAGGTCGTTTGAATCCATTCTTCCCCTGTCCTTCAGAATGAACTTTAAGAAGTGAAATAGCTGCCATTTTGCCGAACTTGGATGTTGCTAATCCAAGTGTCATCGTGACAAAAGGATAGTCCCCTCGGCTTGATCCGACAGAATTTAACTTCATTTCAATACCCTGCCATCCTTGTTCAAAATCACGCTGAACTTTATTTGTTGAGTTTTTATTTGCAAGTTTATCAATGATAGGATTAAATGCCTTTTCTGCAAATGAGATGTGCAATTCTCTCAGTAATTCTTTAGCATTTTCTTTATATTCATTGACATATTTTTTATATGATTTTTCTGCATATGGTTCAAGAATTTTATCTACTTCTGGAACTGTAAATCCTCCATATTGTTGTGCGGCTGTTGAAAGAATAATATCTCCCATTACATCAAAAGCAGTATCAAGATAATTTGGTTCATTATACCAAATATTACCCATTTCAAAACCGCCCTTCATAACTTCGCCTACTCTAAACAAATCACAATTAAATGTATCGAGTCTTGCACTTCTATCATGAATATAGATATATCCATCTTTTGCAGCTTGTTTTTCATCGTGAGTTAAAAAGAACTTCTTATATAATTCTCCACTTAATTCATTATAAATAAGACTTCTTTTTGTTGCTACCAATGCCGAGTCTGTATTAGCGTTACTTTTATCTCCAATATATCTAATAGACTGACTGCGTTCGTATACCTTGTCCATCATATGTACAAAGTCTTTTTTGTAGTTTCTGTATTCTTTATACATTTTTGCAACTGTTGGAAAATCTTCTTCCAAAACAGATTCTACAATGTTATGCATATCGTAAATTTCAATATCTGTATCTTCATCGTAACTTTCATCTATTTTTGCTAATACATCGTTTAAAATCTGTGCATAATCATTGTCTGACAACTCATACATGGCACGTCTAGCAGCTTTGTTACAAGCATCAATGATCTTCTGCTCATTATAAGGTTCTATAGTACCATCTTTTTTTATTACATTGTACAAATTTTATCTCCTTTCTCGATTTCATAAGAAATCAACCTTTCATTTTTTATGTTCGATCGTTAATGTTGCTTTGTATGGACAAACATGTATATAATCTGACATACACATTAGTTCACCGTCGTTTAATCTAACTGCATTGATAATTATCCGCGAGTTATGAGGATTATCGCATTCTAACTTTACTTTCATATATGTATTGTCAATCGTAGTACATTCAGCAGATTTAAAAATATCACCAATGTTTAAATCTTTAAATGTAACTGATGATTTATGTTCAATTGTCATATGATTCCTCCTTATCTAATACATTCTTGTCCATCGGGACATTTCCTTAAATTCAACCTCCAAGAACGTGTAGGATCTTCACCGTCATCCCATACATCTTGAAAGCTACTGATTGTAAATTCATTATCACCATGCGTAGCATAAATAAATCCGTCAGGCAATCTAAGTAACTGCTGCGCTAACTCGTGACTTGTCATCTATAGTTTTCTTCTCTCCTTTCATCAAAAATTGTTTAATATCTTGCCAGTTTTTTGCACGAAATCCTGTCCAATCTTTATTCCACTCATAAACATCACCATAACAAATATTAACCAATGCATTCTGGTAATTAAATTCTTCATATTATCATCAATCAAAACACCTGATGACATATCAATAGACGATTTATCGAAATGCTCTTTTGAATTTACACCGATAAATTTACAGAATGGCAGATGCTTTTGAATCCATAATTCCTTTGCTTTAAGATTCGGTGAATAACCTAAAGAAACAATTGTAATATTATAGAAATCTTTGAGTTCATTTAACACTTCATATGCCCAATCCATATAGGTTAGTTTGTTAAAAAAACGAGGCGTATTGAAATATGTATTGATTACATCTGGTGTTGTGCAATTACACTCTTGAAAGTCCCAAGTCTCAACTTCCCACCATTTAACGGGATGAAAAGCTTTATAATATTTAAAATCCTCATTGTAGAGTTCGCATATACTGGCGATAGTGTTTACGATCGTTAAATCAAAATCAACAAAGAGATCCTTTTTCATCTATCTCCTTTCTTGAACCAATCCACATGTATATTCCTCTCCTAATGCTTTAGGCATATCAAATTGTCCACCACATTTAATACATTCACAATAATATACACGAGAATTAGGATCACATTTAATAATTTTATACTTTTTATGTCTACACAGTGTCTTAAACACTTCACATCTCCTCTAATCTTTATATTTTTCTAATTGAACAATTCTCTGAACTTCTTCAATTGCGTCTGATAATTTGCCAGAGTTGTTCACAATGTAAGAATAGTTCACTCCTGGATAAAACTTCATAAATTCCTGTTCTTCCTTCTTAAAATTAGCAAACCAGTCATCATAATTATCACGCCTCTTAGCTCTCTTCATCAGCGTATCACTATCGCATCGAATCCAAATATCTATCAATCGCAGATTAGGAATATTCTTTGTCTTTTCTAACAATTCAGCAAATCCACTTGGATTAATTACATAAAAATCATTGTCCATCAACTGTTGCTTTGTCGCAAAGCTACAATATCCAACTCGTTCAGTGCAGGCTATCATATCATTTCTATATTTAGAGACTTCAGAAGCAGAGATAAAGGTATGTCCACAATTATCTCCTACTTCATTGCTTCTTCTTGAACGAGTTGTATATGACTGTAAGATGTTCATATTTAGATTCTTTGCTACGGCATCGACAATGGTTGTCTTTCCTGAAGCGGTTCTACCAATTATACAATAAACTTTATGAGTCATATTTCTCTCCTTCCTACCAATCTGTTGCAATATCAACCTGTGTTGGATTTTCAGTTGCAAAACTACCTGTATCAAGTACAATACCTGTACCAAGTGATGTCTCAACTGTTGATCCACGAGGATGAACATCTAAATTAGCTGCAACAATAACATAGTCGCCATACATCTTTACACCATCATCACGTACCCAATACTCACCTTGAATACCTGCTGCTTGTGCATTCGATACTACCTGATCCATATTCAAATTGTAATATGTTTCCTTCTGTTCACCGTGATAATTCACTCCACCAGATGCGGTTAATCCTGATGTACTATAATACTGTTGAGATTGCGTTGTCGGAGAAGGCGAACTAACACATTCTTCTTGTACTTCCTCGATCTCGACTTTATGAATAACCATTACCACACCATTCTCTTTCATAAGTTCTCTATCGTTATGTAGGTCAATTGGCGCAGTCAAAGTAGAATCTGTCTCAGTTGCATCTGATTCAGTAGCATCACTTACTGTTGCAACTGAATTGAATTCTTGTTTGTATAAACTTAATTCGTGTTCATATTCTCCACACTTATGACGCAGTTCAATAATTTCTTTGTTCTGTTGTACAAAGCAAATGAAAATGACAACCATAATAATGAGACAACACATCTCATAAGCATAAGTTAATAAATTTACGTGTTTCGTTGAAATAATAACCAACTCCTTTGTATTAAATATTTGATGGAAACCATCTATAGATATATTCTCTGAAAAAATGAAAAATAATTGAAATTAACAAGACAACATTGTGATAAGTTCTTCTTCTGTGATTACAGGGACTCCTAATTCATGTGCTTTCTTAGACTTTGACGAACCAGCATCCTCATTGCAGACAAGAAACGATGTGTTCTTAGATACATTGCCTGTAACCTTACCGCCACAATCTTCTATTGCTTTCTTTGCTTTATCTCGATTCTCGAATTTATGTAGAGAACCTGTAATAACAAATGTTTTACCATTCAATGATGTATTAGATAGTATTGTCTTTTCTTTTGTTGTGAATGTAAATTCTTTTGATAACTCCCAAATATCAGAACAATACTCATTAAAATAGTTATTCAATGAATTAATTAGCGCATTGCCAACACCAGGTAAATATTTGAAATGTTCTGCGCCACCTACTGCCATTTGTTTCATCCAAATGCCAAATTCATAATCAACCGATTCTGCAATCATTCTACTTGCGGATTTACCTAACAAGGGGATTGATAATGAATTTAAAAAATATTCAAGATCAACAGACCGAGATTTTTCGATAGATGAAAGAAGTTTGTCAACTGATTTTTTGCCAAAACCATCTAAGGACTTCATCTCATTTTCATGATCTGATAAATGATAAATATCCTTAATGGAATTTAACCAACCAAGATTAATGAATTTTTCTATTGTAGATTCTGAAAGACCATCAATGTTAAGTGCGTTTTTACTAGCCGCATGTGTAAGTTTGCCAAGTAATTTACCTTTACAATTTTCGTTAGTGCAATAAAGAACTTCTGAATCATTATCCTTGACAATTTGTGTTGGATGATTACAAATAGGACATTTATCAGGAATATGAATATAAGTCTTTTTACTATCATTGTCTTGTTCTGCCCATCGAATTTGTGGAATGATGAGGTTTGCCTTAAACACGCCAATATGCTGACCAATCCAAGGCTTATCCATAATTTCTTTCATTACTGAAATGTTGTGTAATGATGCTCTTTCTACAGTTGTTCCATCAATTGCTACTGGTTTAAATACTGCCGTAGGACAAAGACTTCCTGTTTTACCCATTGTCCATTCAATATCTAATAGTTTTGTTTCTACTGAATCATTATATACTTTATAAGCAATACTATCCTTAAAATGGTGTGATGTGTTTCCAAGAGATTTACCATAATTAACATCTTCGAAAGTAAACACGACTCCATCTTGAGGTAATATTGACTGATTTAAACAATAATCAATTGCTTCTTGAATGGAAATATTTGATGATTTCAGATTTATATATGGAACTATATTAAATCCTAATTGTTGAGCTTCTGCTAAATTTGCAGAAAATGAATTTGAATATGAAGAACTCTCAATTACTTTCCAAGCATACCATGACAATTTTCTATCTTTTACAACCGATGTATCAAGACTTGATAATGTACCAGCAGCTAAATTACGGCTATTCTTATATTCTCCGTTTTTATTAATCTCTGCAAAATCATCAAGTTTAATCAATGCTTCACCATCAATTACATAAGTTCCTTCTTTATTAATATGTAATGGAACGTTGCTGAATTGTTTCACATGTTCTGTAATATCAGATCCGACTGTGCCATTCCCCCTGGATTCTGCTAGAAGTAAATCACCATCTTTATAAGTAAGACGCACTGTTAATCCGTCAAGCTTTACAGAAGCCACAAGATTATGATTATTTGCAAACTTCATAATTTCTTCTACACTATGACACTTTTCAAGTGATAACATCGGTGTTTTATGTGTCACCTCTTTTATAGTATCTAATACGGTTGCACCAACATTCTGTGTTGGACTATTAGATAATATAACACCAGTCTCTTCTTCCCACTGTCTAAGTTCTTCTAACTTTTGGTCAAACTCAGCATCACTCATAATAGGTTGTCCAGAATTATAATATTCGTAAGATGCTTTATTAAGCTCTCTTACTCTTGCTGCTATATCGAATTTATCCATTTGTTTCCTCCTTTTCTCCACAATATTCTTTTAAGTATGTAAGCATCTCTGACTCTTCTGGGAAGAACGGATCTCGTTTCTTTACATTTTGCACCCAACCTAAAAAGTTCATCCAAAACTGACCAACTCTCCAATCAGGCATGTGTGTCATATGTAATCGGGTTATTTCGTTGTAAAAGTTATATAATCTATTTGGATTTCTAATATTAATCACCTTCCTTATTTATTTCTAATCTCACAATATCAATTGCTCTTTCATATGCATCTTTTAATCCTTCTGCATAATCTATGCTGCAACTGCTAACAATTCCGTATCGTCTTTTTAACTGTACTATAACATTATCCACATTATAGACAGTTGGTTGCTTTTTAATTACACCAATCAAGTGTTGACGTTCATAAAACATATCCATAAAGCCGTTCTTTTCTGCATAGTTTCTGTCTCTTATCATCAGTTCAATTAATTTATCTGCATCAATCAATCTCATTCCATGTCCTCCTTTCATAAAAAGAAATGAACATTTACTTGTGTACTTCATAAAACCATTCATTGTATAAATCATATCTATTTTGAATATTAAGCCAATTAATTTCCTTATTATTATCCTTTGCCCATTTAATAAAATCAGTAATCTTTCCACAACAACCAAACTCAGGACAACCTGCACGATAAATACAATGAGGAACTAACACATCTGATTCATAAGGATGTGTCTTATGTAATTCAATTTTGAAGTCTTCTGCCAATTCAACTGCTTCTGGTGTAGCATTGCCACACAATCTTTTTCTCCAACTTTCAATAAGGTTTTGCATATTTGCATAGCCATCAAAATTAACCAATGCATCTTGTGGTTTCTTACCTCGTGGAGTATCATCGACCAATCTATCATCTCTTTGAGAACTAATAAATTTTTCAAATTTATGTCTTGACCATTCTGTACTCAGCCAATAATAAATACCTTTCCATGACCAATCAAATTCAAGTAATCTAATTGGTGTATGTTCAGATATAAGCAACTTCTTTTTAAAAGTATCTGTTGCTTCGTTCTCTGTAAAATCTTTATTATCTGTGGTTCTACAATGATTCTTTACTCTCTTCCAATCATCACCAAACCAGTTAAAAACTGTTTTCAAATCTTAATCCTCCTATTTTCAAATCCAAATAAAGTCCAATTGCATCTCAAATTTTGCCATTATTTATTCTCTTTTTGCTTGTGAAATAATAAGCGAATTGCTTTAAGAAATATTCTGAATATTATTAGAAAACGTGATAAATAATTACCAATCATCTCCTACAAGAATATCTATACAGTTATTTTCATTTTGTGTTGAAAATCTTTCATAACCAAGAACCGTAAAATTATCATTGTATGAATCACCATCTAACGGTTTGATCATATTATCTATCCAACTAAACACTCCACAAAATCCTATAATATCTTTAACCCCATTTTTATCCGAAAATATGTGTGTAGAATGTAACTGTACACAATCAAAATTTTCATTTTTAAATAATTCTTTAAATGATATTGGAATGCTCAATACTGTAAATTTATTATATCTGTCTGAATTTTTAATAATTTCTTTTAACTCATTCATAAAATTCTCCTTATGAAAATTTAGTTTACTGTAGATTTATTTATTATTTTCTACATCTCCACATGAAATAATGGCTCTTGTTATTTGCATTTATCTAATTTTTCTTCCAACTCTTCTATTTTATCTTCTAAAATCTCAATTCGATTTTTAAGAGTATCATTTTCATCTTCTAATGAAGTAATCTCACCATCTTTTTCCTCTAATTGCCATTCTAAATCCCGATATTCTTCGTCTGTATGTTCAGGAATCATCTTATCCATTTCATAAGCCAAATCTTCATTAAAATATTCTCTGATTATTTTAGAAACATCTTCCAAATCTCTAACTTCTTCCCAGTTGTCATTTATTAATACCAATTAGTCACCTCTAATCTTCGCAAGAAACTGTCGTTTATTGCTACTGTATTATTCTCTACTCTTTACAAAACTTCATCGACAATCCCATACTTAACAGCTTTATCAGAGTGAATATAAAAATCTTTCTTCTTTTCACGAATCTCATCAATATCATCTTTTGTGAGATTTGTTCTGTCGATTACATATTCTTCATTCTTTTTATTCAGCCAGTCCATTTCTTCTCTGTCTTCTACCAAATCCTGATATTTACCACTTCTCCAACAACTCATTTGATGATACATAAATGTTGAATGTTTATAGCAATATCTCTTATGACCTGCTAAGAAAATCTTAAAAGCTGCACTCATTGCATATCCTGTGCAATATGTATATATTGGAGTTTTGCTATTAAGAATGACATCAATTAATCCCCACATATCATAAACAGATCCACCATACGAGTTGATATATAGTTTAATTGGCTCACGCTTATAATTTTTCTCTTTTTCATCTTTCTCATCGTCTTCTCGAATCTGTTGTAAAATGCTCCATGTTAATTTACCGATAGATTCGTTGTCTACATCATCAGATAAAAATAATGTCTTTTTGTCTGTATTTGCATATGAATTGTCTTTCGAACTCATAAATCCTCCTATTTTGTTATTTTTATTGTTTCAATGTACAACATATAGCATGTTTTTATGTTGTACATACACTATATATTGTATGCAAAAGAAATCCGTCTTTCCTTGGCTTTTTGAGTCTCTGAAACGCCCTATTTGTGGGCATTCCAGAAATTCTCTATTGTATTATTCTCTTAAAATACTAACTTTGGATGAGCTGTATCATATAAACACTGCTGTAAGTGAGTCTGTTTCTTACTTACGCCCTCTTTGCTGATAGCCATTCTCAAAGCACCAGTTTGAGCAACCAAATCGCATTTTTTCTTTGCTCTTGTAATTCCTGTATATAATAATTCTCTTGTTAAAAGGGAATATGATGAAAAATCAATGCCGAAAATAACATGATCGAACTGAGAACCTTGAGACTTGTGAACTGTAATCGCATAACCAAGTTCAATACTATTAACTTGTGTTCCTTCTACATATACCTCTCCAATACCCATAAATGAAATAAGCACTGCTTTATCTTCTGGAAATACCTTTTTAATAATACCAAGATTACCATTAAAGATAGGTGGATTGGTTTTGTATGTATTCTGTGTATTGATAACTTTGTCTCCTTCTCGAAGAATTGTTACTTTGCCTTGTGATACAACCTCAATCTGTTCTTTATTGTCGTCTTCTGGATTATATAAATCCTGAATCGTATTATTGATGTTATAAGTGCAAGCATCACCTTGTTTCTTAACAGGAACAAGTATCTGGGTTTCCATAACATTGAAGTTCTCTGTGTTCATTGCTTCTGAAAATCTCTGCATTATTTTATAGAAAGTATTACTCTTATCTGAATAGCAATCTAATGATAAATCCTGCAATTCTCCTCTTGTCTCTGTACCAACCCAGTCTTTTTCTACAATCTGTATTCCTTTACGAATACGTCTTGCTTCTGTAATAATGGCTGATGCTGCTGCTTGTCTGTGTACTTGACTAAGATATACCGTAGGAATCTCAGGCGAATTGATCATATCAAACGCAATGTTGCCACACCCAATTGATTCTAACTGTCCCATATCTCCAAGACAGATAAGCTTTGCACCTGAAGGGATTGCTCTTAAAAGATAATAGAAAAGATAAGCGTCAACCATTGAAATCTCATCTACGATTACAATGTCAACATCCAATGGGTTTTCATCATGATATGTAAAACCATTCTTGCCCCCATCATCAGTACAAGGATATTTAAGCAATCTATGAATTGTATATCCTTCTTCTCCTGTGATTTCAGCCATTCGAGAACTTGCACGACCAGATAAAGCACACTGTACATATACATAATCTTTCAATGCTTCAAGAAAAGCAGACACAGATGAACTCTTACCTGTTCCAGCTTCACCATGAATAACAACCACATTGTTTTCAAGTGCTTCTTTTACACCCATTCGCTGTTCTTCTGTAAACTGCCAACCATTCTTATGCTCGACATGCTTGATTGTATCTTCCCAATCGCCATATGTAATCTCTGATTTTGCATCTCTTAATCGGATTAATTCTTTGGCAATTTTATCTTCAATATTGTAGAATTTTCTAAGACCAATCTGTGTCTTATCTTCATTCCACCATAGCTCATCACCCATATCATGAATTGCTTCTGTAATATTCATATCGGGAACATCTTCGCCAAGTTCATCAATAATTGCCCCCATTAACTCATCAGGTGTAATCCATGAACAGCCATCCTGACCAGAATCTTCAAGGTATTTGTAAATAAAAGCACTAATACGTTGAGAACAAAATTCTTCCATTCCACTATCAAGAGCTATTTTGTCTGCCGTTTTCCAACCGATTCCTTTTACTTCGTTACATAAGATATATGGATTGTTTTTAACCTTTTCAACAACTAAATCAGGTGAATTATATCGTTCCATTAATCTATTCACCATATTGTTCGTAAGGTTATACTGCTCCAACTCTGAGAAGATTTTTGCTAAGTGGATATTCCGATTAAATCTTTCAATCCATCGTGCAGCCGTATCTAATCCACAACCTCTGACCTTTACCAAATCTTCTGCCTTGTTATTCTTCAAAGAATCAAATGGATCATCCAATGCGTCATACATATTTTTAATCTGAAGTGGGGTGAACAAAGTGGACAAGAATTTCTTCTGTCCAACTTTGTCATTCTCATTAAAGGTAATGGCACTATAGATTGATATGATATTGTATTGTCCCCCCATTTGGGATCTTCTACATAATCTGCCACTAATACATATGGATTACCTTCAACCAACTGTGGCATTGTACCTTTGATTATGATTTGATTGAATTTGTCGGTCTTAGGTTTACCTTCTTTGACCTTATCTACTGAGACAACAGCAATTCCAAATTCATTTTTATAAAATCGTATTGTCTCTACACTACATATAATTTTTATTCTATTTTCTGATGCCATTAGTCCTCACTTTCCTTTTAATCAACTTTTGTTCTTTCAGATTGAAGTAGCAATGTGCCATCTGAATGTATCTCTTGAACTTTGTTTACTGTGTGCTGATAAATTGTGTCTTTATAAATCATTGGTCTGAAACTATCATCTCTTCTGATTCCTGCGACAACAATCTTTGAACCTCTACTTAGCCAACTTCTTTCAAGTACAGTCTTCTTATCACTATTCGGATCAAGCTTTGCTGAAATTTGTTTATTATAAAATGCATAATGACCTTTATTAAACTTCACATGTACTGCACCATACTTCGTAAGAAGTGTAACCATACAATGTAAATTATCAGCATTGATAACTGTTCCTGCTATTCTTGAAATCTTAAATTTAGGCATTTTCTTTGGTGAACCATCAATATAGCGAGTGTAATAATCGTAAGGTTCTGGTTCTTCTGGTAGATCGAAAAAATTAACTATGCCATATAGTTCTTCATTAATATTCTCCAATTCATGCTCACCATCATAGAAACTTAATGCTTGCATAGACCAAGAAGGTAATGTACCATCAGCATATTGATTCCAAACAGTTTTAAATAAAGCTTCATTATAGAGATTTAATGTATCAGTATTGTCAAACCAATTCTTTAATGGCTGAATGTATTTATCAACCTCTTTAGTAAACAATTTTTCTGATACGATATAATATTCTCCTTTTATTTTAACTACTGAGTCTTCTGTGAAATGTGCCTTGAAGAAAGGCTGAGAATTGTTGTCGAGAATATAATAACCATCATGATATCCTCTTTTTGGTACTTTCTTTCCTTCATCTATATGCTTTTCATACAATCCTTCATCATCTAAAACATATTTTTTGAAATTAACCATACGTTTTGCTAAATCTAATGATTCAGGAATAATACCCAATTCTGTCATTTTTGCGAACTGTTGCATTGTAATTTTGTCACTTGGAGTAAAAGCATAGTTTTTTAAATACCAATGCATTGTTTCTTTTCTATCTGATGAGTGCAATTCTGTAAAGCAACCAGCTTTAATTAATTGAACCATTTTTGATTTAGTAATAAGCTTTGTATCAAGCATTTTACGAGCGAAATCTTCCATAGAATTAAATGGTCTGTTCTGAATAATTGCTTGTACAATATCATCGCCTATACCATTAATACCCTTTAGTCCAAAAATGATACGATTGTTCTCAACATCTGCTTTAAAACCAAAGTCTGCTGAGTTGATAAGTGGAAGTTCTACTTTAACATTCTCTTTTTGAACAGCCGCTATTGCTACTGCCATCTTTCCATAATTGGTAGAATCACCTGCATTTTCATCTACTGCGCCAGAATCTACAATTAAATTCGCTGTCTGCCAGTAAATCGGACTGTATTTATAACATAAATTCAGCTCTTGAAGACCTATAATCGAGTAGGCTAGTGTATGACTTTTATTGAATCCATACCCTCGCTGGGTGCAAATAAGCACATTCCACACATAGTTCGTTAAATTCTTTGATAAATGCTTCTCTTTCGCATTAGCAAAGAACTCTTCTTGTAATTGCAAGAACTCTTTTGGTTTCTTCTTTGCAACCGCTTTTCTTAATCTATCACCCCAAGCTAGTGAGAAACCACCAATCTTCGGATGCATTGTTAAAAGTACCAAATACTCCTGGGCTTCACAGATACCAAATGATACTCCAATAATATCTTTCAGAATATCTTGTTCTTCTTGTGTCAGACCATATTCAGTCATTTCATCATACCAATACTGGATATTTTCTCTAAAACGAGCATATTTCTGTAATGGCGTTTCAGCACCTTTTTCCTGTGCCATAAGTCGCAATACTGAGTTAATGGTTGCTAATTCATCGACAGAAGCAGGTTTTGCTAATGCAACCGCCTGTACACCACTCTCTTTCTCCATCTGAAAGAATGACATTACTTTGTGATTCCAAAGCATTTCCCACATATCTTTAGCATTACGTTCCAAAGTATATACACCAATATATTTTTCATAAGTAGCTTTCAATGAACCTTGCCACTCTATTACATTATTCTCCAAAAGCAGTTCCAACTCTGCTTGCATTTTATCCAAAGCATCAATACAAAGCAGATCGACTTTAATAAGAGAACAATCTTCACACATATGTAAATCAAACTGAGTAATAACATCACCTGAATTTGTTTTCATAAGTGCTGTTGTATCTGTAAATGGTCTATCAACTAAAATAATTCCACCCGCATGTGAACCTACACCATTGACAAGTCCTTCTATCTTCTGTGCAGCTTCCCATAATTCAGGATATTTATTCATTTCTGTAACAAATTCTTGTACAGGTGGGTTATCATCATCACCATAATACATTTGTGATAAAGTTCTTAATTGACCTCTATCGGCTACAATCAATGAACTAATATACTGAGCTATATCATTATCAATCTTCAAACCACGAGCTGCTGTTAAGATAGCACTTCTACTCTTTTCAGTTGATAATGTCATAACCTTACTAACTCTATCTTCTCCATATGTATCTTTCATAGCCTGAATAACTGCTTCACGCTTTGAACCACATATATCAATATCAATATCCAAAACAGAAGCACGTTCTGGATTTAAAACTCCTTGTCCATTATTTCTAATGGGGAAGACTATATCTTATTCTTTACTAAATTTCCAACCGTAATAACTTTCCTTTCTTCCATTTGCAACATCTGACACCCACTGTTTTACCGTTTGAAAAGTTTTTGACTTGGTTATATTGCTGTTAATTAAATAATCAGCGCAACTTGAAACGGAGTCAAAATGTAATGTTATATCATCTTTTTGAGCTAATATATTCTGTCCATTGTATATTCTTTGACTGTAGCGTTTAATTCCATGCTCATTTAAAATTCTATCAATGGTGTTATGATCTACGCCATATTTTAAAGCCACTTTTCTAGCAGTTTTTAACCTATAATAATCTTGAATGATCTGATCTTCATCAAAATCATATAAAGCAATTTCTCTTCCACCTATTGTTGAATTATATCCTTGATTATAAGAATCATAGCATCTAATCCAATATTTTTCTCTCTCATCCAACAAATCATTTTCAACTTCTTCTATTTCTTCTATGTGAAAATGTTCTATCCCATATTTTTTAAATGCTTTATATAATACAATTTGCTTAAAATATTCTTTTGTTGAGTTACATTTGTGCTGTTGCCATCGTTTTGTTAATGTTTTTATGGTTTGTCCTATATATATTTTATTGTTAATATCGTTTGTAATTTTATAAATTCGTCCCATAATATTGTCATATTACAGTTGGTAGTAAAGAATTTTCGCACTTCGAGCAGTAGTCATTTTCTGCCCTACTCCATAAAGGATAGTCGTTGCACCTTCCTATATAATAGGCTTGGCACAGGATTACCATATCATCTCTGACTTAGGCTTCCCTGTTAGCACAACTTCTAGTTATCATTTCCTATAACTCCTGATGCGTAAGCTGTACACCGTTGACCAAACGTTCACGAAATTTTTTATAATCATGTCACCATGATTAGGAAGCCTTTAATGTTGACCTCCAAGGATACGTCTTTGTTTTTTCTCTTAATGGATTAATCTGTGTGATACCAAGAATATTTAATAGACAGAAACCTACACCAGAACCTCGACCAGCCCCTACTAATGTACCTGCACTCCAAGCAATCTGTACATCAATAGCAATCTGAAGAAGATATTTAGACCAACGAACCTTCATTTTTTCAGATGAGTCCTTTATATAATGAAGACATTCGTTTATTTTTTCATAAGCTTCGTCTGTTTGGTAATAAGGATCTGTGTCAATATAAGCAACAATATCTCTTACTAAATGCCTATCACAATCGTATTCAGAATGATAAAACTCACTTAATAAAGGGATTTGATTCTTAAACTTTTCATATAACTCTTTGTTTGGTTCAGAAGTATTTAATGGAATATACGGAATATCAAGGTCTTTTGTGAGTTTATAATACTCTGCTTTTCCATATATAAGCATTGTATTGTCTAACCCCTTTTGAACTACATCGTGACCATAGTATTCGTCCATATATTCATGAATTTCTTCTTCACTCATGATATAAGTGGTAGAATAAAAATCATCTACTTCTCTATCGCCCTCTTGAGACTCCAAAAAGATTTTATGTATCTGTCTATCTTCTTTTTTAAGATAGTGTGCATCCGTTGTAATAATATATGGTGTTCCTGTTTCTTCTGATAATTGAATTAATTTATGATTGACATAGATTTGCTCCATCATATGAGAAGGTTGCAACTCTAAAAAGAAGTATCCCTCACCAAATATCTCATTCATATATGCAATCCAATCTTTACAAGATTGCCATATTTTTCGATATTCCTTTGGATTTGCCCTTTCTAAATCCTGAAATTGTAAAAGTCTATGTGGTAAAGCTCCCCCAAGGCAAGCCGAGCTTCCGATAATATCTCCTTTATAGTTTGCCATCATTTCTTCAAGATCACTATAATAGGTAGGAACTCGCATCATGACATGCATAAAAGAGTTCTTAGTCCAAGCTTTTGTACTTAATTCTCTAATGCCTTGATGCCCATGAGCATTTAATGCCACTAAAATAAAATGAGGATATCTATTATTAAATTTATTCTCGGCAGTTACATCTTCTGTACACAAATATATCTCATTACCAAGAACAACTTTAAAATTCTCCCATCCTTCTAAATCCTTGTGACTATCATAATATTTAAGTGCGTCTAAAGAGGAAGTGATAGACTCATGTTCCGTAAAGCAAATGCCAGCATGACCTAATGAGTGAGCATACTCAATCATTTCAGGCACTTTATTTATAGAATCTCGAAGTCTTAAATTACTTCCCTCTGCACTATGGTTATGTACTCCAAAAAAACTCACTCAAATCCTCCTCTTATAACTGTTTTAATAAGCTTCTAACTGGTTCTCTACTCATATTTTCTTTTGCCCATGAGATATAACCAGGATCAATTTCTTTAATTTGTGGAAGTGTCTTTCCTGAATATTTTCCAAATGTAATTACATAAGAATCAACATCTGGTAACTCTTCCTTTGGAATATCAACACCACCTAATGCAGAAACTACATCATCAGAATATGTCATATCAAGATTTGACCTACTTGCTAAATAATCACACATATGTACAAAGAACTGCTCATCATTTTCAGGCTTTGGTAATACCGTCTTACTTCTCTTTGTAGAAGTCCATTCACCCGAATGACTCTCACATAATCTTGCAATATATGCTTTTGTATCAGCGTCTACATCATGTTCAACAGATGTATTTCTCACCCACTCACCTGCAAGCATCGGATGTTCGTGTACCGTATATTGAGAACCATTTAGCCCACATTTAATTGCATCATGAAAAATTGGTGTGCAGCGTAAACAATCTCGCTGTCGCTCATTGGTCTTTTCTTTTACATACTCTAATCCAAGAACATAATTCATTACTTCTGCAAACATTAAAATATGAAAAATCTGACCATGCGGCTGACACTGTGTTTTATTGTGATACTTAAAAGATGTACTACTTGGAATTGTGAAGATATAATCTGGAATTTCTTTAATCATATCTGTACAATATTCTCGAATCTCATCTGTCTCAAACTTATTTAATAATTCTTCAAAAACTTTTACTTTGTCCATATTTTCTCCTTATACAAATTCCCAATGATATCCAACAACCTTATATTTTTTTAAGCAAGCTCGTCTTATGGTGCTATGTGATACACCATTGTTTCGTGCAGCTTCTCTCAATCCGCTATATACAACTTGAGTTTCTATACATCGAACCTTCTTCTTCGTACTGTCAGTTTTTGTACCATAGTTATTATTGTACAAAGCGGTACACCACTCTAAATTGCACACATAGTCATTTTGTTTGTTTTCATCTCTATGATTCACTTGTGGTAATTTTAGCGGATTTGGAATAAACGCAATCGCAACTAAACGGCAAACACGCCTGTTATATTGTTTATCTTTTCCTTGTAAAGTTACTTGTCTATATCCATCTCTATCTTTTCCACCAACAAGTATATGATTGCTAGAATTATTTTTGACTCTTCCATAATTTGATACGCTATACAGTGGGAATTCTTCAACAACTCTCCACTCTTCTGTCATTAAAATACCAACTTTCTTTTCTTCTCTATATTATTGTTCTCCAAAGCATTCCACTTTTTATTAACTTCAAATGTCTTTTGAGTTGGTGTCCACTTTGAATAATATTCACATTCATTTTTATAAATAGTTGCTTCTGGATTTGTTGTGCAGAACGTGCACCAATGACATAATGGCGTGGGCTTCGGAATAAACAGATTTTTATTCTCACTTGCTTCAATATCACCAAACACTTTATCAAGTGCTTTAATTAAACGCTTTTCCCATCCTTTTGTAAGAGCATATTGTTCATCGTCTATAAGGATGAATCTATACTGCGATTCAATAGGCAATTCACCAAATTCGTTTAAAATTGCCAAGGCATAAATTCCAAACTGTAATGAAGTTGCCAATTTACTCTGATCATATATTTTCTTGGAAGTCTTATAATCAACCGTTCTATACTGACCATCCTTTACATCAATTCGGTCAATAAAACCTTTTAGAATAACTTTGTTATCCCATACAAATTCAAAAGGTTTTTCAAAATATGTAGGTTGCCAAGTAGTATCTTCCATTTCTTCGTGTAACACTTTATCAAACAGCTTTATTTTTTCTTCATATGAAGCACCACTCGCATTATCAGCTTCGTGCCACACTTCAAAATATTTTCTTCTTAACTGTGCTACACCTAATAATTCTTCTTTTGTTTTTTCGTCTGTTTCGGTCGCTCCATTCTGTAGAATATTATTTAACTTGTCATAATCTACTGCTTGACCAGAAACAATCATCTTGCCCTTAGTTTCGAGTACGTAATGACACAGACTTCCTAACTCAAGTGCAATTGAAGTATCCTGTGAATACTTCTTATCCATATATTTAAACTTATACTGAAGAGGACAATTTTTGAAAACCTCAATTTTACTATATGAAAATGTAGGTAAACCTTTGTCCTTATCAGTTACAGGTCTTACTCTATCTTTTAATTCTTGCAATTACTTCTCCTTTTTTGATTCTTTCAACACTCTATTAACTTCATCCATTGTGATAACAATCTTCTCATCTAATAATTCCAACAATATTTCTTTTCCCATATCTGTAGGACTGGCTTTATAAGGCAATCTATTCTCACTGTCTAACAACAAACAAACTTTGCAATATGGCACTAATCCTGCTACTTTTTTTACAAGTTTGTTATAATAAATCTCTGCTTCAAAAGAATGCGCATCCTGGTATTCTCTATCAAAAGCCACAATCACCTCTTCACATTTGAGATATTGCAATAATAATTTTTGCTGAGTGATAGTAATATTACTTCCGCAAGTTGCTACTGCAAATGAATCTTCTCCAAAGTATGAATAATTTTGCATACATCCTTTTTCTGACTCAAGCAGCATTGCTTTTCGTATTGATTTAATTTTGTTTTGGGTAACATTGATTCCGTATAGATTTGAACCTAATTGATGACTAAGAAACTTCCCACTTATTTGAAGCGGAACATACTTTCCTACTCTTTCAATATCAGATTCATCAAGATAACGACCTCTAATTCCAATCAACCGATTGTCTTTGTCTCGATGTGGAATTACGATTTGATTGGTCAATCCATAATAACCAATCTCATACCTGCTCAAAGCTTCACGAGAAATGTTGTCATTTAACCAATCTTCATGAGGTGCATAGTAGAATGTGTCTAAGATATTTTCACTAATTTCAGATAATGTAGGTACTTCACGTCTATTCTTTTTTACTGACTTCAAACGATTAATCCATTCAAAATCATTAATACGATTCTTTTCTTTCTCAATCTCATCAGCACTTGTAACAGCTAACTTTCCTGTAAGTTGCCCAATAAAATGTAACGCTTTATACCATGTAACTGTCTTTCCTTTAACTCTATTAGCTCTAATTACTAATTCAACAACGTTAAAACTATCTGAACATTTAGAGTAACAATGAAAAGTTCTTCCTTTGTACCCTTTATCCTCGTTTGGTTCGTGATAATAATACAATTTCCACGAATCTGATCCATGACATACCGACTGGAATATTAAATCGCCATTACTATCTGTTTTTGGATAACTAGAGCCAAAATAAGTAACAATTTTTATTATATCTTCCTTAGTAAGTGAGTTAAGAATTGCATCCTTGTCTAAATACATATCCCCACCTCACTTACCAATTTCCCCAACTCTTTTTATCAGTTGGTTCTTCTTCCTGTTCTTCATCAATCGGATTATCAGGTACTTGAGATAGCAATACAGAATGTTCCTTAATCTTCTCTTCTACCTGCTCAATCTTTGTAAAATCCATATCAATTAACTCAAAATCGTAATTCGTTACAAACAAACACTGTTCTGTCATAGTACCCAAATCAATTTTTGTCCAAATAATGATTCGTGTTAATCTTCCTCGTCTGACTTTATATACCCAATGGCACATATTAGGTACAGGCATATTAACCATTTTATGTAACACTGATTCAATTTTCTTTTTCTCTGCTTTGGTGGGAGCCATTGAAATAACACCCATATCCAATTTATTCGCTAATGCTTTTGAACCAGCTAACAAATTCTGATCCTTATACTGTGCATTTTGTGCTTCACCATTTAACTGAGAAGCAGTATAAATAAACACATCTAACTGTTGAGCGATTGTCTTTAATTCGGTTGCAAATACCAATAATAACTGATGCTCTTTCAGTCCCATTCCTGATTTACTATTTACTTCTGCCATTAAACGTAATGAGGTATGAATATAGTCAAAGAAAAAATACCTAACAGAAAATTCTCGGTTGTATTTTTTTATCTGGTTTTTAATGTCTTCAATGGAAAAGTCAGGAATATGTACGATATATAATGGACTAGATTCGATATAAGAAATGGCTTGTTGAACTCTTTCTAATTCTCCTTGCTCATATGTACCATATAGAATATGTTCCTCATTTACTTTACTAACGGCTGCAATTAATAATGTCTGTATTTCATCTACTGGCATCTCAGTTGAGAAAATAGTAGTCGGCTCACAATTTCCTGTATACACATACTGCTTTGATACAACATCATAAAAATACGGAACAGCAATTTTACAAGCATCGCCAGCAGCCATACGAGTTTTACCACCACCTTGAGGGCACGATCTCATAAATAAACATCCTAATCTCGCACCTCTTGATACAGTGTTCAATCCCTCGTTATTCAAAGCTAAACCGACATCAGGAACTTCCATCAATTCATTTACCAAATCTGTCATGCCGTCACCAGCTTGAACATCTGTACTTAGTGTATTGGTACAATATTTCATATTGGGATTAATAACAAATGTTGCTTCAACCATTTCAATAATGTCTTGCTCAGTATAATTGTCAAACTTAATTTGTTCAGCTTCCATCTTTGAGGTATCTGCAATGGTACTGTCAAAAATAAATCTTGTATCAAGACCTTTTTGCTCATAATATCTAAGCAATGCGTATTTTCTTAATCTGTGATAATAATAATCATAGTTCTCAATGGTAGCCATATCTCTTGCATTTGAAAGATATTCTATACCTTGATTCTCCTGAAAAATTGAATACTGTTCTTTGTAATTGCTTAGATATGAATCTATACTAAATTCATCAATTGTGGTGCAACCTTGCATATGTAGATTGTAAATTGCAACAAATAGCAATTCATAGAAGTTCTCTGTATTAAAATCAGTTCTATCTAATGGTCTATCAATATCATCTATTAAGGAAGAATCTTGTATCAAACAACCAATCGTATTCAAATATGCTCTTTTATCTACAAGTCCTTCATGTGCCATTATTTCACCTCTTTCCCAATTGACTGAATATCAATCTGTTTTATTTTTCTCCTTTTAGGTTGAACAATAATGGTCTTTTCTTTGTACATATTTGAAATATCCATACTTTCATTATGTTCTTCCAATTTATCAACCGACTCATAATACTGCATTGCTTCTGTGTGATAATATGGGACAATTCCAATTACATCACCAGTTAAATCTTTTTCAATGATTTCATGCAGATAAACCAGAGTCTTATACATGCTTTCGTATGTAAAACCATAACGCTTGATATAATCTTCTGTTAAGGCATATACTTTTGTACTTAATTCTTCTCCTTCGATGAGACTTCTTAAATACTTATAATACTGTTGCTTTTTTGCATATTCCTCTTCGGACAATGCTTCTTTCAATTCAGCTTGAGGTCTAGCCTTTCTACCGACTTTTTTCTTTGTAGCAACTTTATCTATCTGTTCAGTTTTATCTTTCTGCAATGTCTTGATTGCAATATTAAAACATTTTTTATGAGCATAGCGTCCCTTGTATGGAACGCCATCCTCATCTACAATTGGCTCATTGCATATTACGCATTTTCTTCGAGCTGCCATGTATCAACCTCTTATAAGTTATTCTCCTCAATGAAACTCTCAATATCATAAATGATTGCTTCAATAAGCTGTTCCTGACCTTTCTTCAGATCACTAGCCTTCTTACCTTCGCCTAACTGATTTGCAACGATTGTCTGTAAATCCTCAAGATATCCATTATCAGCAAGCTTCTCTCCAAGTTTCTGTAGCTCGTCCATGAGGTCATCATATGATTTAACATCAACTGTTCTCTGTGCTTTCTGCTCCTCATATGTAACTGCTGTGATTCCCTCTTCTCTCTCCTGAATCTCAATAGCCTTAATAATTACATCTTCAAGAGCTTCAGCAGTGAACTCCTCAATATAAGTAGTAGGAAGATAATCGAAACGAGAACGAGCAAAGAACTCATCTGTCTGTGCTAAGAAACCAGAAGACTTAACAACCTTACCGTCTTTATCAACACCATTAGAACGAACATAAACACATAAGTCTGTATTATTAATGATAGGTGCTAACGCTCTCTTATCAGCCTTTGGTGAAATGTATCCATCCTTCTCCTGTGCATGTGCAATAAAGTAACAGCAATATCCAGCACCAAGTAACTTGTTAATCTGCTTCCAGAACTCAGTCTCATACTCTTTCCAAAGTCCATATCCACCGTTTCCTTCTCCGATTGAAGGAGCTTTATACTTCTGGCAAATAAATTCCTGACAGTAATTTGCAGCCGCTTCAATCTCATCAAAGATAATTGTTGAATACATTTCTCTTGCCTTCTCTACTGTTGCAGGATCTGTAAGCTGCTTGTTAATCTTAATGAAGTCAGACCACTTTGTAATAGGACAATATGGAACACCAGGAATGGCATTAAGACCTGCCTCGAATGGAAGATAGAATGGCTTCTTCATACGAGTTGCCTGTTTAGTCTTTCCTAAGTTATTTCCACCATAGACAAGAATAACCTTGCCCTCTAAACCTTTTGCTACTGTGCTGACCTGTGGATTAAAAATATCTAATTCGTTCATGTAATTCTCCTTTATTTTTAAAAATATTTTTTTATAAAAATGGTACATATTTCAAACTATTTCATTCGTACCTACAACAAAGTTAGATTAGAAACCTAAACTTCTACCATGTGCTGCACCACTTGGCTTTGCAGTAGATGCCTTTGCACCACTCTGAGCTTTAGCTTTTGCTTCCTCAAGACGATTTGCTCTCTCCTGAATTGCAGCCTGAATTGTTTCAGCGACATATGGAAGCTCTGGTGTAATGCCCTCCTCATATGCTTCAGACGCACCTGTGATAAGAAGATCACTCTTAATCTCTACAGATACCTTCTTTCTTGGCTTACCAATCTTAACTGGAATCTCTATTACAGTCTCAATTCTGTTATTAATAATGTCTCCGTAGAATTCTACTGTCTGTCCTACCTCAAATCCTGAATCAACAGCCTGTCCTACTTCACCCTCTGCCACAAGGTCGATTGGCTCAATTCCGTTATATGTAGGCATCCATCCGCTTACTACGATTCTTCCTGTCTCAACACCGTCAGTATCAAGTTCAGGATTGATACCAGAAATGAATACCTCAATTGCGAACTCTGCGTGTGGATCATAATCCTCGCCAGCCTTTAATCTATTGAAGAAATTGCTCTTGTAAGATACAATCTTCTCACCATTCTTACCTGTGAATGGACTAATATCACCAGTTACTCTAACCTTTGTAGCCTCTTCCTCACCAACTTCTGCAATAGACTTGTACTCGTTCATTACTGTCTGAATGCCTGCATAAGTTTTGTTATCAGTACCAGCTTTAGTCTTCTCATTTACATTGACGTTGTACTTAACGAAATTCACATCAGAAGTCTTGACTGTAATATGACCTGTTACCTTATTCTTTCCATCCTCTGTTACAATCTTCAGATCCTTCTCACTAACTACACCTACTGCTGTTGCCTTTGCATTTGCCTGTCTTAAATTTGTTTCCTTTGTTGTTGTCTCTGCCATTTAAAAATGTCCTCCTTAAAATTAAAAAAATTATGTAAATATTGTTAATAAAACAATCTATCTAAACGCCCAAATGGACGGAACACAGAAAATAAATTTATGTAAAAATCTATCTTCAACAGTGATTTTTGAGTGCAAAAGCCCAAGGGTATGCTGTTCTTCCACCCATATTTATATTCTCTATTCAGTTTTGATTTTTGGAATTTTTGAACTGAATTGTTCAATGAAAATGCTTACTGAATTTACTGTTTATGTAATCTTCTACAAAGGCTATCGTATGAATTACTAATTGAATTTCCCATAGCAAGCAATCTTGAAATATAATATCTGACGGTTTTGCAAATCTAAATCCATCTCCATATTTTGAAGCATGTTTCATTGTTCCGTCTCTACAATGAATAACAATAGCAATAATTGCTCCAATTATATGAATACTCATCAAAATTACTAACATGTTCACCTCCTCGAATTTCGCATGAAACAGTGAATTACTGTGACTGCTTCACTTATATATTCTCTATTTAGTTTTCATTTTTATTGGAAATTGTGATTCGAATGAATCATAGATTATAAACCAATTCTATATGCAAGTTTCTTCGTAATAAAACCTGATTGGTGTAAGATCATACAAGATAGATGAATGTCATCATATATCAGATCTGTTATAGAGCAATTCGATAAGATACTGTTACCAGGCATAGTCTTTGACTTGAAACGAACAGCTTTGCCATTGTATTTTTCAAATGCTTTGCAATATGTATCCCAATCTTCAACTTCAACAATTAGTGACTGATGATCTCTTATGATATTATCATTATCAATACTCAAATTTGTCTCAATTACTTGAATCATATTCTCACCTTTCCCCTAACTATATATTCTCTGTTCTAATCACAATACACATACTTACAGCTATTGGATTCAATATTTTCTAAGTCAATAATCATTTCGCCATCTTCATGACATCTACCAATTTCAATATTAGAAATTTTAATAGAAGTGTCTGTCATTTCTACAATATTTCCTATATAGTGGTCGTGATGATTTGTCACTTTATTGAATAACGTAAATGCAATATCTTCACCAACTCTAAAGCTTTTCTTATTATCTGTTACTAATGTTCTTACTGTTTTAATGTTGTATTTCACAATCTCACCTCTACAACCAAGAAATGTCAGTTTCCTTCGACTCTATTTCTTCACTGTTACATTGAAAACTGACCTTAAAATACAGATAATCAACCAAATACCAGTTGCAATAGACCATTTAAATGTTAATCCAAAGCACATCGTAATAAGCTTAATGATTCCACATGTAACAATCCAACTAAGTCCATAACATACAGCTAAAATTGCAATGACAATAATTGCTGTTACTCCACCTTTTGCTAATTTTTCCTTCAAATTACTCATATATACCTCTCTTTCTTTACTTTTATATTCTCCAAATACTTTTTCTTTTCTGCTTCAACAGCCTTTTTGAAATCAAAATCATCAATTCCGTCATTATATGCTTTATAATTTTCGTAACTGTAAATTAGATTTTCCGCTTTTACTGCTCTATCTCTGTAATTCTCAGCATCTTTTTTCAACTTGCGAATACCACTATTGAGTCTTTTAATTTCATCTAATTCGGAAGCGTTGTAATATTTGACCATTTTATAATATATAGAACGAATCATACTTTCTTTCAACATTTGTGATTGTTCTTGCGATATTTCCTGCTTTTTACATTTTCGATAACTTCCAAGAGATGATCCTAAAATTCCAATATGTTTTGGTGTATTTTCAAGTATGTAATCTTTATACTCATTCCACAATTCTTTACCAACCACCAAATAATTGTAATGACCATACCAGGATTTCTTTGCATCAGATTTAAAATCCTGAATAGTGACTTTTATTTCATAACATTTAATAATTCCTTTTGAATCCATTGTCATAAAGTCAACTATTTCATTTCCATGCCCATTGTTATAAAAACCAATTGTTATTTCCTCACAACCATATATTCTCTTAATTCGTGTATCTTTTTGTAATGCAGCTTCAATATCTAATGTCTCTTGGCGTTTTGCCAACCAGTCTCACCTCCTCGCAAGAAATCGAAATTTACTTCGTTTCTCTCCAACTGATACTGTAATACGGCTCATTGCACTGAGTACCAGTTTCAACTTTATAACCAAGTTCCTCTAATTTCTTTTGTGTTTCAGGCTTCAAAGAACCATCTTCACTGATTGAAAATTTGCCATCTGCAATCGCATCTCTAATTAATTTAGATAATTCTGCTAATTGTTGCGTAGTGCAGTTATCAATTGCGTTATTTGTCATCTTATTTGCTTCTGATGCAGACGGAATAATATTCTTTGGTGACTGAACTTCTGTCATAGGAATGTTAGAGTCTGTTAAAGGTAAAGAAGTAATTGTATCTTTACATACATTCTTTTCATCGCATAGAATACACGCATAACGCATTCTACTTTCTTTTGGATATTTACAACTCATTTATTTCACCTCCCAAGGAAACCGATATTCTCTGCCAAATTATATTTTTTTATGTAGGAGCAACCTACAATATTTTTAAGTTTCTATTATGCTAACTTCTGTACTGTCTGTCCTTTACTGTTTAATAAGTAAACGCCACTTTCAAATACACGAGTCACATTCTTATTTTTGTCATTCAAAGTTACTACTGTTACATTCTCCATCTGATCAAAAGGCTTATCAATGTGATAAACGATTTCATCACCGCAATGTGTTTCTTCTCGAATAAGTCTGTCAACTGCTTTGTGCATTTCTGCGACATAATCTAAATCAACTTTGTTTAAATCAGATTGATCTGGTGTTTTACCATTTTTATAAAGTTCCGAATATTTCTTTTCGTATCTTACTCCACCTTTACGATAGGCACGAGTTTCTTTGCCAACCCAAACAACTGCTGATGTAATCACTTCTGCTTCTTCATAAATCCAATTATTATTAAATCCTTTATATTGTAAAACCATATTTCTACCTCAACTTTCTATCTTTCTGTCTATCTAAGTTGTAAGTTGCTCCATATAATAGGCTGATTGACATTTACAATCATTTAATGTTTATTTTTTACTTGCTAAACAACCAAATAAAATAAAATTTCTATATGTATATTCTCTTTTATCTGTGACAAACAGATGAAACGAATCTTTCTTATTCTCAGTTCACATCATTATGTGTTTCGCCATCTGAGTAATAAATGTTCCAATCCTTGAATAACTCAATCAACTTATCATTATCCCAATCATATTCATTACAATGTGTAATGGCGATTGATTTTTTATCTCCAAAATTTCCTATATCATTAGAGCATCTACTATATAATTCTCCTAAATCAAGTGTTCCATATCTCAATGTGTCCTGGAATGGGTTTGGCACATTTGTTTTATCAAACATATATTCATTGATAAATCTCTTATTACATTCAGATGGAAATTTACCAGCACCATGTCTTGTTAAATAAGTACGAGATACATAACAAGTTTCAATATTTATTTCATCATTCCATTCAACATTTTCAATTATTCTCTTGGGATTTTTAATACCTGTATTAGACGGTGTTAAATGTGGAAAATATTCTATGTTGTTCTGATCAAGTAATAAACCCTGTGCAGCTTCAAACACAATATTGTCAAACTGATTTAAGAAATAATTATCTGATATAGCCAATGAGTGATTATTCATAAAATCCCAATCATCTAAAAAGTGTTCAAATATACCATTATCAAAGAATATTCTTGACCATTCATCTGTTAATATAATATTCTCTCTTTCAAATTGTTCTAAGTAATATTCCCTGATATGATTATCTACATCAGTTACACCAGCTTTGTATCTTTTGATAGTTTCAAAAATTCCTAATCCACAACTACCATGTTTATTTTTTCCACGATTCTCCTCTATAATCTGATTTGCCATCATATCAAAAGGTGTTGTCAACATACAATTTTGATTGATATAAACATTTGGTATATATCCTAATTTTATCAATTCATCATATTCCTGCTTAAAAATAATTGGATTAACAATAAAATCCTCAGATAAATATGTACTTGCATGATTAAATGTTCCAGATCCAAAATGATGAAAGACATGTCTGATTCCATCAGGCGTTGTTACGGTATGTCCTCTCTGAGCACCACCATTTGAACAAACAACAATACTATTAGGTTTCTGTGAGAAATAGTCTGTCATTAATCCTTTTCCACAATCTCCAAAGTTAGCACCGATTACAATCTTAATGTCTTTCATCTCTTAAATCTCCTATTCTACCAAGTAATTCCTTCTGAGTTAGAAGGTGTAGTAACTGTATCTATAACATTATTCTCTGCTTCACTAACAATAATATCTACAATCTCATTTGTAATACTGTCCATATTTACTCTTCTAAAATGAGTATCATCAAGATACTTCTTATAAGACTTTTCAATCTCATCCTCATCCCATCTATGACGATGAGCAACATCTAAATGATAGATGTTAAACTTCTGAGAAGCTTCATTGTATAAATCTTTTGTCTCCACATCTGCCTGAAGATTATCACCTGTTGCTTCAATTAAGCCACTTCTATAACCTTTTAATGGAAGATATGGATTTAACTGCTCATCACCCATTGTAATAATAATTCCTTTTCTTCCACGGTTTAAGCAATCAAGCTTTGTGTGACGAGAACCGAAATACCATGCTGCTGTGTAGGATTCATAACTGTTTCCACCACCACCGAACTCAAAATAAATCTTGTCAAGCTGTTCAGCAATACGAATATCTGACTCAAACTGTGAAGCCTGAATTGGACAGCTATCACAAGCTAAATCACCAATACCCATGATAAGGAACTCGACATCTGTAACCTTTTCATATAACTTAGTCATAATTACATTTAACTTCTTTGCCACTTCAACAGCAGCCTGTCCCATAGAACCAGTTACATCAAGTGCAAGAATAACAGGAATTGTGTTTGGATGTTCCTCTGTATCACAGCACTCTCTAATAACATTCTTAGAATCAAGTGCAGAATCAATATTTTTTGCCTTAAACATATCCTGATTAGAATAAGAACCGCTAATCACACCATCCGTTGAAACACTCATGCCCTTTGTTGTTGAATAACTTACATAACTATCTCTTGTCCATGAACCACATCCCATATTATACTTCCTCCTCTTCATCTACTTCTGTATCATCTTCATCATTGCTACTCATATCAAAATCGAACATTCCGTCAAACATATCACCCATATTTCCACCCATCATCATAAGTGGTAACATAGAACTCATTCCACCGTTTCCATTCATTATGCCAGTAGAACCGTTGTCACCTTTCATCATCTGAGAAAGCATCATATACTTGAAGATATTGTTTGTACCTTTCTTACCCTTGATAATGTCACTACCAAACATTGAAACAATCTTGCCATAAAAATATGTATTACCCATAAATACATGTCTTTCAGGAAGTACAGTTTCAATTGTTGAGTCCTCATAATTAATGACCGTAATCTTTGTCTTATCAGCTTCAATAACACATCTAGGCTTGCCATTTACAAGAATAATATCACCCTTCTCTACCTTATTAGTTGGAATAATAAAGAAGAATTCCTCTCCAATATCAAATACAAAGTTACTACAGTTTGTGAGCTTGCCAGTCTTGATGTTATATGTCTTATAACCACCATTTGTCTTAACTGCAATTCCACCATTCATAGAAAGTCTACACATTCCACTTCCTACCTTGCCAAACATACCATTTAAAAAATTGTTCATCATATTTATTTCCTCCTATGATATAAAAATTATTGTTTACAATTACTTATTCTCTTATTGGCTCAACCCTATATCGTTCATTCCAATCTGTTCTCTTCTTTAATAATGGAATCCAAAGACAGTGTAGGTTTTCAGATTCAGTTCCTATCAAGTCATCTTGATCGCAACCAAGATATTCTTCATGACCACAATTAGGACAAGTTACTCCATATTCAGGAACTTTATATTTAAAACTACAATAGTTAGGAAATATCATCTGAATATTCCAATCATCCTTTGATTCAACTTCATATACACAGTTGCAGCATCTACATACAAACTGAATATTTTTACCGAAATAATCACCTGCTACAATCTTCATATTCACTCCAATTAATTTCTACATACTGCTTATAACATGGATAATATGTAGTAGCTCCTGTCTGATCTTTACACCAGGTATCTAACAAATTTTGCAGACCACTAATATCACACTGTTTATAAGCATCTTCATGTAACTCTTCGCAAGCATTGTCAACTACATTATCAGCATCAATATGAATCTTCTCCACGCTGCACACCCATAATCTCTCAGGTCTGCCATCATTATTAAATTCTTCATCTGTATAACGCCCAAAATAATCGTCAAAGAAATCATCAACAGTATCGTAATACTCGTCAAATTCCTCACAGTAAAGCATTGTGTTTACATCTTTTTCATCAACTGGAACTGCTTTAGATACTTTATCATTCCACTTCTTTATTCTCTCTTCTTTGTCAGCTTTCTTCTGCCCTTCACAGTCGCAATGTAAATAAGCCTGATTTTTATAAGGCTCTCCACAATAAGGACATAATCTCTGTACTCCATTAAAACAACTCTGACAAAATGAAAGTGCTTGATGCTTGTATGGAAAAAGATATTTTCTGCCAGCTTCAGAGTTGTCACCTTTAATCCCATAAACATTGTCTTCAATTCGCATTCCAAGACCATTACATACAGGGCAAATTCTTTCGTATTCTGTAAGATCCTTGATTAGAATTTTAGGAAACGATTTTTGAATTGCTTCATAAAGATTTACTTCTTCTCTGTGTGTTAAATTATCCATATTTTTCATCTCCTATCTACTATTCTCATTTATCTTCCCTTTCATCTAATATTTCAACATCAATACAAAACAAATCATGCAAATTCTTAATTTGTTCGGCTGTCGGTTTCTTCCACTCCATCATATTGTTCACATTAATTGCCACAGCACCGCATATCTTAATTCTTGCAATAACTTTTGGATTATAAATAGTTGCAATTTCTGACATTGGAATATTACAACTTATTTTTGGTAATTGTGTCATATACTTATTCTCCTAATCATCTTTATCTATAATGAACCAATATAAAAAACTTAAAAGTGTAAAAGTAATTCCAAGTATTTTATTTTCTACTTGATATGAATACATCGTTACGCCACTACAGAACCATACCAAAAGAAATGCGATTGCTTGTCTATAATACTTTTTCATTTCATACCTCCAATCTTCTCAACTACTTTTGCTTCACATATTCCACAAATACAGCCATTTTTCTCATCGTACTTTTCAAGCTCATTAATGAGATTACTACAACACCAACTTGATTCATTAAGATGAAATTCAATCATATCGTCATCCCAATCCGAAGGAAAGTTCATTGGAAGATTTATTGTCCACTGTATAGTTTTGGTTTGTCTGTCTGCCATATTATTCTCCTAATCATACTCGTAATCATCAAGCTCCACTTCCTCGCCACATTCAGGACAATCACACCAAGCACCATCTCCCCAGTAATCAGTATTGAAATCAACTTCTTCAAAATTCACTTCGACTTCTTCATGGCAAAATGGACACTCAAATGTAATGTAGGAAGGTTTGCTAATGATTGTGTAATTTACTCCATTATTCATGTCAATTATCAAAACCTTTCTTTCGTATTTTCTAAAAACAAATCCTTATCAATACTCCATCCACCACAATGACTCAATATTTCTTTCCTAACATTTCTAAACTCATTCAAATGGTTTCTGAAATAATTAACCGCATCGTTTTCGCATTGGAATTCATCATGATATTCCCAAAAGAAATGTCTTTGATTCGTTACAAAAAATGAATCTGTATCTAAACAATATGCTATAATCCACGTTGCGTATTTATCTGAAAAATTTTCATTACCTTTTAATTCTTGATACATATTTATACCTCCAATCTGTTCAAAGGAAAGAAAAATTTCTTACTAATCTAACCACCTATTATCTAAATAGTAGAACCCAAATACCATTCCACCAATTAAAATTATCCAAAAGATCCAGAAAACAATCACACCTACATTAGACTGTAAGTGGTCTACTGTATCATTGATATTCATATCTTTATAAAATTCCGTCTTATTGATTGTATGGTTATCTAACTTTGTAAAAATTGTTCCTGTATACTCTGTTTTGCTACCATAATAGACATATCTAACATGATAATCGCCATCAATCGTGTCAATATAATTCTCATATGGTTTATAAATTTGACCATAATCGAATTCAATTCCAAGAAAAGTTACTTTATCACAATGTTTGTTATCACTGTCATATAAATCCCAAGTCCAATATTCCTCTTCGTGACTACCAATTACATTACCATCATCGTCATACTCATATACCGTTTTTGTATGCTTTGTGTAGTGTTCCTCATCTTTTTCTACACTCATATATTCTCCACCAATTTCAGGATATGTAACTGTATCTACTGCTTTCAAATCACCATATACAAACGCATTACCAACATTTGTGTCCATTCCATATTGGAACATTTCTTGACTTTCTATCTTAACAGCTTTGTTATAAATTTCATTTTTATCCATTTGATATTCTGAAATCTTGGAAGAAATCAGAATACCAAACAGAATCATAACTGCAATGATAGAAATACTAGCCAAGATTTCACGTTTTGTTATTTCAAAATCGCCAAAATCAAAACCTTTTCTACCATATCTCATAGACTAATCCTCTTTAAACAAATCCTGTGGAGCATCAACGGGTGCATTGTAATCCAAATACTCATATTCATGTACTTCATATCCAAGCAATCCAAGAAACTGTCTTGTAGGGAACTTTCTCACATATCGCTTGTATTCCTTAATCTGTTTATTGTAATTGCTGCGATACTCTGCAATCATATTCTCTGTCATAGATAACTCATTCATAAGAGTCTTATAGTTCTCATTGGACTTCAACTCAGGATATGCTTCTGCAACTGCTGTAATAGCTGTTGTTACATTCTCAATATCTCCTGTTGATCCACGACCATCTGCAACTGCTGTCAATGTATCAGCTTCATGTTTGTCATACTGTTTTACGCAATCAGCAAGGTTATATACAAGGTCAACTCTTCGCTTGTCCTGTACCTTAATATCTGATGACGCTGTATTTACCTGCTCCTCAAGTGCAATAGCCTTATTCTGTGAACTCTGTACACCAAATACAATCATCAAAATAACTGCTAATACTCCTACGCCAATAATTACTGGCACTTTCCAATTTGTGTTCTTCATTTAAAATCTCCTTTATATGTAATATTTTTATATTTTGAGATTCTAAAAGCCTTATTTTTTCAAGACTTTCGTAACCTCTCAATTTGTTATTCTCTGTTAAACTCTTTTCTTAATGCCTTAACAATTCTTTTTTGACACTTGGGACATATATCAACAACTTTAGGTCTGATTCTTGCTCCATATAAATCATCATTATATGTCTCTCTTGGCATAATATAGTTTGTTTCTTCACATTCAGAATGACAATAATCGCATTGTCTTTTAAATGTACCATCAACATATAAATTCATATTTCTACTCTCATTCGCATTTAACACCAATAAATTCCAAGACCGTTTTCATTCCAAGCCCACCTTCAGATACAGGCTTCATACAATACTCCCAAATCTTAGGATGTGTCTGCTTTAGCATCTGAAATCTATTCGGTTCTTTCTCTAAATGACAACCATATGCACAGAACATACAGCCTGTACGACTATATCCTGTAGTATAATATTCTCCTTTTTCATTCTGCTTTATTTCACCATATACAGACGGGTAAGGAAGGTCGTATCTCACTATAAATTTAAGTACATCTTGCTCAGTCCAAAAACTCATTGGCTGACTGCTTGGATTTTTCTTATCAAATGCATTACATCCATTATGTAACCACTCTGTTTTTCTCTGCTTACTTTCACAGGTCATTGTTGCAACTAATGGCATAAGTCCAGACTCTTTTGTAAAGCGATGGGCTGGTCGTTTCTTCATAATATCACAACATTTATTTGATACTTTAAATGGTGCATCTATAACAAATTTCCACTTTCTCATGTCATACATTCCTGTTTCTCTGCCATCAAAACATCTTGCACCCCAACAGTCTTGCCCTAATCTCTGAACATCACCAATCTGTCTACTGATATTTTTACTAAGAATTGGATATCCTTGATTAAGAATCACATCCTTAAATATTATTCTCTTTCCTTTTCTGTCTTTTGGTGGATCTATAATTGTTTCAACTACTAATGGTGGAAAATCTTCTGAACCAGGAAATTGCTTCATCAGCCAATCTCCATAAGTTTTGACATGTTCTCTTAATTCAGGAAATTCCAATCCTGTATCAGAAAACCAAAGAACAAGCTTACACTTAAATAAGTAACAAACTTGTGCAGCTATGTATGCAAGGACTGTACTATCCTTGCCACCTGAAAATGACACATAACACTTTTTATTATAATGTACATACCATTCCATAGTTCGTGCTTGTGTGACACCAACTTTTTCATTAAGAGACATACTCATAAGACGAACTAAATCGGCTTTTGTATGTTTAAACTCTAATGAATTAGTATTTTTATTGTTTGTAGCCATAATCTCTTATTTTTCATAGAGATTGCGCAATCTAAATTACCTATAGGTTTACTATTTTTACCTTTCTGTATTATAAAATCATTGATTTTCCTAGTGTTTGCAACCACTATAAGAAAATACTATTTCTTCTTGTTACTGGGATTCCTATAGCCGAATGGCTTAGATATGATTAACTGTTACATAATATTATTCTCTGTTAAAACAACGCACAACCGTCTCTTTTGAACGATTCAACATACTTATTCCACTTATCATCATCCATCTCATATAATTTCTTGAAGCATTTCTTACACAAGAACTTCGACACATCTCTTCCGTGGAATTTCATATTCATTGCCAGCGTTGTTTTATCTTTTATTCTCTTTTCACACTCATCACAATACTTATTGAAATATTGTCTTGCTACTTTCGTATCACCAACATTCAATCCATTGTACTCAGCAAATTCCTGAATAACCTCATCAGTTGGTTCATCTCTGAATGTTCCACCATTCCAAGCTTGTGTGAGATATTCATCAATGGTGCAATTCATGATTATCCACTTCTTATTTGCAATGAAGTCTTCTTTTAAGATGTTTCTCCATCTCTCATAAGCCTGTGGATACCAATACTTGTCCAAAATCCAAGTAGACTTTGTATAGAATGGACACGCAATATTACAACCACAACGAGAATAACCCTTCTTATACTTGGAATTTATCTCAATGTTTTTCCAAATTGTATAAAGCCATACATCCATTTCTGACCATTTTCTAATAGGAAGAATACCTTGCCAACGGGTCTTGCCCCACTCCTGCTCATTTATCCATTCATCCTGATAACCACTACGAGTATTTGATTCTTCATTTCTCATTCCCATCCACATAAGATACGGATGGTCGTGGTCGAGCTGTGATACCATAACTCCAACCTTAAAAATCCTACAGCAAAATCTAGCGAATCTCGTGGGTATCATGTGATCTGATTCTACATATTGGTAAAATCCCTTCTCAGGATTCATAATCTCACAGTTAGGGAAAGTCTTAACCATTCTATATGTATCTGCACAGTCAAGCGATGTATTATTAAATATTGCTTTTGTTTCTGGATATAATTTTCTGACTAGATGACAGGTAAGCATTGAATCCTTACCCATAGAAACAGGAATTATTGAAGTGTATGTATTAAACTTCTCTGTCTTTTCTTTGATTAGTTCTAATGAATCAGCTTCAAGCTGCGTTAGATGTTCTTTCTGCAATTCGATTAAATCTTGCCAACTTGCTAAATCCACATCTGATATATTGTCATAGGATTTCAATTTGGTACAATCCAATCTTTCAAGCGAATTTTCAATCTTCACTCGATAGAATTTATGTTCATTTCCTTGCTTATCAAATCCTTTGATAATGGATTTATCTAGCCAAAAGTAGCCTTCTTTCAGATCTTCTAATGGCTGTTTAGTCGTATCTCGCAAAAATATAAGATACTCATTGTAAATTGGGTTCACTCATATACCTGAGTGTTATGTACATAACCTTTTACCTAGGATTATCTTTTCCTTTCTTTGATTTTATGGCATTTGCAACTACCATTTATACTGTTATTTATCCAAAATTTTCCCAATGAAAGATTGGTTTACTGCGAAACCACTACTTACTCTTTTTACAGAAGTATTATTAACTGACTTCTGAATATTCTTCATAAGCTGAATATTGTCGTTAATCATAAGTGCTAATGCCTGATCCTCTGTAAAACCAACATTTACATATGCATCAAACATATTCTTCTTAGTTCTCGCCTGAATTGCAGGATACTCAGTGTTCTCAGAATAATCCTTTGCAATAATCATGAGTTCCTTCAAAATATCATATACAGGCTCTTTGTACTTTGTAATGTATGTCTTTACTACCGCTCCTAAACTTTCTGGGTTCTCTGCCAATAATCTTAAAATTGTTTCCATGTTTAATATTCTCCTTTATAATTTTTTTGTTATTCTCCAAACTCACAAGTGTCACATGTTGAAAAATACTTATTATGGTCTATGCAGCATTGTGGTCTGTTATCGTCAAAATCAAATTTTGACACATGCTCTTTTTTATCAGTCACGACAATTGCATCAACAGTTGGTTCACACATGATTACTTGGTCAAATTCAATTCTTCCTCTTTCGGATAAATTTTTCCACTTTTCTAAAAGTGAATCACCGTCTACTAATCTCATATATCACCTCTATAATCCAAGGATATGAAGTTACTCAAAACCAAAGGAATCCTGAATTTACTTTTATTCACACGCAATATCTAAATCTTCACCAATCTTATGAATAACATTACCAAGTCCCTTACACAACGACTTCAACCATTCTTCACTACGATTAGTCATTTGCTTGTCTCTTTCTTCATCTGTCATATCAGACCAACAAACATTGTCCCATTTTCCATCTCTTTTAACTCTAAAATAATATCCATCCAAATTTCTATTCATAGCAATCTCCTTTACTTTCTATTAATCCATTCCTTAAACTCTTTAAAATCATCCTTTGTAAGCACAATATCAGAATAATAAAAGTCCTTATTCCAAATAATCGCCCAAATTTTCTTCAACTTTTCAAAAAACGGTCTTTGCTGAGTATAAAAATTACCGTTTGTATATGTTAAGAAGGCATAGTCGCCATCTCCATAATCATGAATCTTAAAGTGGATACCTTCATCACATCCACATTCACAGTTTACGATTAACTCATCATCTTTGAAATTCTTAAATACTGCCATAATAATCTCCTTTACTTACCATTACAAAGTCCGACCTTGTAATCGTCTTTCACATCAATAGTAACTTCTCTCTGAAATTTTCCTTCCTTATCATACAGAGATAGATAATATCTATTACCACGTTGTTCTAATACAACATTTTCATTTTCGAATAGTTCAACTCGTTTTTGTTTCTGTACCATTTTTCTTTCCTCCTAACTTCCTACCACACCAAGGGCAATACGCAATATATTCTCTCTGATGGACAAATCCATCATCATACTCATCCCATTCAGTTGTTTCAATATCCAAATAATATTCATTAGTTAATGGATCTACATATATCCGATTGTCAGGTGAGTCATAATCACAACAGTTACACATACAGTTACCTCGCTTTATCACATTCATTGAAATCTAAAAGCATCTTATACTTATATTCTCCAAATCTTTCTTTCCAACGCTGCTTTGCTTTATCTGTTGTCCAATCAAAAGGCATCATATGATAATTAATAAGAAAACATGCATCAAGAATGTCATAATGATGGATTTTATTCAGACTGGTTAAAGCAATGTAACTCCCAATCGAATCATGACCGTAGTAATGAGCAATACCAGATTCATCAAATGTCTGACAATACAATTTGCCAATATCATGAAGCATCGCACCTATCTGAAAACTTATTGGATATTCTTTATAATAAAATAAGTCATATGCCATATAACTGTGTTCATATAAATTCATAGTATGATGCGGGTTCTTTTGGTCAAAGTTTCCTGTTTTTGAAAACAAATCACTTACATACATTGTGTTTTCTGTAAAAAATTTATGTCTTTTAATCAAATCCCAGCCTTCCTCGTAAAATGGAATCTGAAATCTTCTAATCTGTTTATCCAATACTTCATTAGGAACAGGATGTTCACGATTTTTATTATCAATCTTACACTGTTCAAATGGCTTTGGAATAACCACACAAACCTTATGTACTTCAAGACCATTCACTTTCATCATAATTGCTCTACGAGATTTCATAGTCAGATTAGTTGCGTCTGCAATTACATTCTTTTTATTCTCTAAATTCTTGCGTATTCTATCATGAAAAATCTTAAACACTTCTTCATTATGTTCTTGGTCTTCGTAATTACCAGTCAATTCTTCACGAATTGCGTCTGATGATACGATTATTGTATTTGGATTCTCATTGGCAATCTGAGTGGCAATGGTTGACTTGCCACTACCACTCAAACCGCATGTAATCCATAGTGTAGGTTTATTCATAAATAACTCCTATCCATTATGCTTTAATAAATACTCTCGACTCACATTTTTGAAACTCTGTTGACCATCAATACTGCGATATACAAAACCCTCTCTCTTAACCTTTGGATTTAATTCACTATATCCATCAGCTTCAAGTTTCATCTCTTCCATAGTCTTAGGTAACTCATAAGCCGTATCAATAATTGGCACACTTGTTAATCCATGACTCTTACAGAAATCAGCCATTTCTACAGTTCCAAGTCTTATACCATCAATAATCAGATTGAATACAAATAACTTATTCTCCGTAAATTTATATGGATTGCCCTGAACCGAGCCAACGCCTTCACCTTGTAACACAACTCTGTTATAGTTATTTTCTGTTGCAAACTGTGTAAGAATTTTTTCAATGTCATATTTATCAGCCAATTCCCAATAAATATTTGACTCATGATAACAAGCCTGTTCTCTATCAGCTTGTCTTACATTTCTACTGCATACAATAAAATCAAATTTGTTCTTGCCCTTCTTTAATCTATCAACTGCAAATGTACAGCTTGTGCCATCGCATTTCTCAGTCTTAATCCACTTTTCGGTACTCTGAAGATAAAATGGTGCATTCTCAATTCTCGTCTCATCTGTTTTGACAATCCAATCTGGGAACTTCTTTGGATTATCTTTCTTGCGACCAAACAATAAAAACATAATCTTACGACCAATGCTATATCTCATAATCCTTCTTACAATTGGGTTAGCGAATAACTTTGGTCTACGCTTTGCCATTGACTTATATTTAGCATTTGGATCAACCTTATTGGTCTTTCTTGCAGTATCCTCTTCAGAAGCATATGTAATCTTCAAAGCTTCTGTAACATCATCACCAATATTTCTATCATGTAATTCTGGGAAAAGTGATAATGGTAAGGCTAATCCCTGGCTAATTACCTTGAACTTGCCAAGTTTCATAGTCTTAACTTTGAATTTCTTATTTGCCAAAAATGCAAACCTCTCATCTGTTTCGGGACACTTGCTATCAATTTCAATATAAACAGCCATATCTCCTACATTAAACTCACCCTTCTTAGCGATACAAACCCATCCTAAAACTCCAATGAGTTCAATATTATCAGCTCCTTCAATCGGTCTAATCCACTCAATCTTTTCTACATGTGCTAATGCTCTTTCTGCCATTTCAGTACCTCTCTTTCTATTTTCTATGTATTTATTCTCTCTTTATCGTTCAAAAATTCGAAGGAAATGCTCCTTTAATTGGATTGTTTATTCTCCCATCTGATCTACAATGCTTTGCAACTTGTTAATATATATCTGAGCGTCCCTTTTATGCCTAAGTTGCTTAATATCAGCAGGTACAAAAGCTAACTTCGATTCACCGAAAACATCATTATTCGAATAAACTTTCATAAACTGACACATAGTTTCAGCATCAATCCAATCTAAATCTGGCTGAAAACAAATCACATCACCTTTTTGTGGATACAGTTTTCTAACCTTAATAAGTGTCTGTTTAAATAACTTCTTTTTCTGTCTCTTATTCATACTGTTATTCTCCTAATTGCTCACTCTAAAACACCTTCGCATCGCCAACCGCTATATCTTTTACTTCTACAAAAGAATTTAGATTATCCTCCATAGTTGTAATCAATATCTCATCAAATAAATCTTCCATCATACAAAAGAATCGTACAGATGGATGAAATCCTGGATATTCTTTCAAACGACATTTATTAACGATACCTCTTAATACAGGAAGTCCATGTCTTCTACGCTTGTTGTTGCTCCAATGAATAGGATCAGCATAGAAAGCATTTTTATTTCTCTCATACTCTTCTTTTTCTTCCTTTGCCAATCTGTCAAGTTCTTTTTCTCGTTCAGTTTTTGGACGAGGCTTCATGATTTCTTTAACATTTTCTCGAATTTTATCATTCGCTTTTGCTTTTTCTGAATTACTCATCTTATCAAAATTTTGAGCTACATCTAATAGTGTGTTTTTCATATTGTTATTCTCCTTAATCAATTTTTTCAAATGCAACACTATTAAATTCCATATCTGGGAATTCTTCTATATAAATAATTGTGTGCCAAGAATGAATAACAATATCTTCCAATGTATATTCTCTTCCAACTTCCAATAAGTGATGATTTTCACCTCCACCACCCCATACGTCTTCATCGTTTCTAACACATTTAATTTTCCTTGGTTTTGTATTATAAATATCTATCTTGTTTCACCTCACCCACACACCTATATATTCTTGTGATTCCTGTTTAAATCTTTTTAGCATGTCAATCAATGCATCTACTTCTATCAAATCGTCAAAGACAATTTCAGCTCTATTTCTCTTTTCTAAGTCTAATCTTTCTGCATAAGGAAATGGTTTGATAAAACATTCAAATTTAACATCTTTTCCTTTATGACGAAGTATGATTTTATTAATATTTTCTTTATTATTAATCTTCAATACTTACCCTCCTGTGAAATGCGAGTTTCAAGTCCACTCTTCCAACTTATATTCCTTGCCATTTAGAGACTGAATAGCAGCTTCCTTTGAAAAGAATACAGTCTTGCCAATACTGTTTTTCGTGAAAGTTCCGCAATAATAATGTCTACCTCTTACAGAAAACGTATATCTTGCTCTAATCTGTTTCTTATGTACATGACATTCTTTGATTGAACATACGTCATGATAATCTCTGCTAATAATCCATACAGTCTGTCCAATTTCTACATCTGGAATAGTATTCTTCTTGTACTCATCAAACACTTCTCTTAATGACATTTCATGTTTATTCCAAACTCCATCGTCAATATCAAATCCATTATCTGATAGAAACTGTAATAACTCGTTAATGTCTACCAACTGCTTATTGATTAATTTATCAGCCATTTATTCGCCTCCTCGCTATAGTATTCTCCAACTGTAAACAACTTTTCTATTGCTTTCTCACCTGTAACTCTATCTGACTTCTGCAACACTTTTCGTTCTTTTTGCCAGATACATTTAAAATCATCAGGCATATTATATTCACTTACCAACACTATATTGTTCTCTGAAAGTTTACGAAGAAAATCGTAAAAAGAATTGTAGTCAATTGACTGTTTAGAATACTGTTTTGTATTTTTGTAAGGTGGATCAAAATAAAATACACAGTTTTTATAATCTGAAAAATTCTGATAATCACAGCACATAAATTCAATATCATTTAAATTCGGTGCTTGTTCCTTGAAATTATTTAATCTCTCATTATAAATGCTTCTGCCACCCTTTGAATCTCTACCATAACCACCATCAAAGTATCTACCACCATAGCTTGCCATATATCCAATCAATGCAATATATTCTGGTGAATACTTATGAGTCCCAAGTTTTCTATCTTCTCTAACCTCTGCGTAATGTTCAAATGTACATACTTCAGGTGCGATAGATAAACTGTTGTCTATCTGAGCATATTTCAACAAAGCAATCAACTCTTCATTAATATCTGCTCCAATTCTTTTATCACATTTAATCTTATCAATAAGATTAGCTCCACCACACATAGGCTCTATGTAAGTTTTAATATTATTATCATCAATATGCTTCTGAATAATTGGCACTAAAAATTTTGCCAACCTGTTTTTACTTCCTTGATATACCATTCAATTACTTGGAGTAAGGAATTCCTTCTTGTGTACACGAACCTCGTCTCCTTTCATTATTATTGCTTATTAAAAAATATTACCTAATAACTCCATTTTCTTCTCTCTTGAAAACTTCGTCATATTCAAAAAGTTAATCATTTTTTCTGGATTATCTAATGATTTCACATACTTTTTCTGATATTCTTCTGGCATCTGTAATATGTATTTAGCACCACCATACTTATCTACTAGAGTTAAATATAAATTATTCAATACCTTTTTATCTGTCACCAATTCAATATTGTCAATAAGAAAATCAATAATTATTGGACGTTGTGGAGCTTTCAAATTGCTTACAATTGTTTGTAAAACATCTGGGCTCAGTTTCTGATAATGACATATTTTTGAAAAGTATACTCCGTTACCATCTTTATTTATTTCTTCTGCTATTTTTACAGCATACTTCTGTGAATTCAATAAAGGATTTCTTAATACAAACTGCCAAGGAATTTCGTCATAACATGAAAAATACTTTTTATCAAAAGGGTGTGCAGCCATAGAATAAGTCCAAAACCTCAAATTATTCTCATATGTTTCACCGTTGCAATTATAATGTGCATACATTGTGTCAAAAAATTTATCTAATAACTTTTCATCCCATTCGTGAGGAAGAACAATGCTTTCTAACTCATCGGGTATTTTTACACCTACAAAACGCAATAGTGAAATAACATCTTTTCGATTGTTATAGTAATTTACATAGATTGACCAAAATAAAGGTGTATCATATGTATTCTCATCAAATGTTTTTACAAATAACGATTCAATCAATCTGCAAACATTTCCTTCTGAAATCTGATTTGTAATAATCTGTGTTACTTTATCATTTTCAACAACTGTTTTATTTTTCTTCTGTAGTTCATCATTCTGTTCTGTTAGCTTTTTAATCTCTTTTCTTAACTCTCTATTTTCACTACTCAATCGCTTAATCTCGTTTGATGTGTCAGACTGAGCAGATTCAATGAGATAATTTTTCAACTCTTCAAATTTTTCATTAATTTCTGTATCGTTCTGCATATCTCTTGATCCTTTCAATGTATTATTCTCTTAATGTGTATACTTACTTCTTGGAAATACTTCTTCAAGATCAACACCATATCCAGAAATAACTTCTTCTAAGTCGATACATACACAATCACTGCAAATTCTTGCTTCAATTCCACCCTCATCGAAAAGCGAATAGCCAAAAATATCATTCAATCGTTTGACAAATTCATTAAACCAATTAAGACCAATCCAAACATAAAACTCTGTATTACTAACCCATCCAAATTCATCTACATATGAGATGTCAATGTCATCTTCTTCTGGATTAACTAGTAATTTATATAATTCTAATTCATAATTTTTTCTCATCTGCCACCTCCTAAATCACCAAGAAACTTCGGTTTACTGTGGTTTATAAAATTTCATCTAAAGCACATTCGATTTCATCAATAACTTCCTGCTTAGTGACTTCATAATCTTCCATCATTTCATCAATAGGTAAGTGATTTCTAAGTACAATATAAAGATATTCCGCAATACCAGTAACATCATATCCTTCTACAGTTGAACCTTCCGCTAATGGCTGAATAAAACCATTTCTGATATGATGAGCTAACTTATCTGCACCAATAATCACTTTATTCCCCTTTGGAATAATCACTTTTTCTCCTGATAATGCTTTTTCAATTTCTACTTCTTCTGTTGAGGTCAAAATCTGACCAATCTTGTAATCTGCCATACTACTTCTCCTTACTATCTCAAAATCTTACTTAATCTTTTCACAACTTCTTCGCAAAATCTGTACAAACAAGTCTTCTTAAATACTATTCTCAAATCATCAACAGCTTGTCTATATTGCTGACGTAATTCGTTGTCTATCATGTTATTCTCCAATTTCAACTATCTGTTTTGTATTAATATCATAGGTGCATAACTTACCACTTTCTGAATAATATGGTGACATATAACCATAACCTGAATTTCCTGCATATTCATTAAATACTATATAAACAACATGAGTTGTGGAATAATAATATAAATCATTTTCACCTTCTATCGAAACGAGCTTTGAATGATTATCATAATTTTTACTGCCTTCATAAGTACATCCAGTCATTCCAAAACACAATGTCAATCCTAATACAACTGCTAAAATTTTCTTTTTCATATGATTTATTCTCCCAACTCTTTTAGTGCATTAACAAGTTCAGCGAGTCTTGGATTTTCAGGATGCTCCTTTGCCATCTTTTCATATAAAGCAATATTATTCATCTTTTCAATCTCAGACTTTAGGTTCTTCTCAATAGAAGCTTTCTGCTTTGCAATTTCTTTCTGACGATTTTCCTCATCAATTCTTGCATTGTATGCGTTCATATTAACTACACCGACAACCTGAGCTGTCACACCTTTACCATACTCTTCGACTGTCTTAATTTCTTTTAAAATTCCAACAACTTTGTTGTCTTTTCCTCTTGCATTTACAATCAGATATAATGGATGATTGGTATCATACTTAACAATTTCATTAATATCTTCATCGTATAAAGCAAATCCATAATCCTTCTGATTATAATCATCTACTAAATTTACAATCGCCACTTTACTAAATCCTGTCATTTTATTATCCTCACTTCCATCTCTAATAATATCCAATTCACTTCTTTTAAACCAATATAATCCATTGGAGCTTGCTGCATTATACATTCCATCAATCTGAACCGCTATTGATCCACTTGTAGTCTTAATAACTTGTCCATATAGACCAACAATGTTTTCTTCTCTGTATTTTCTTTTATCAGTATATGTAACTTTTACTCGTTGATTTTGATATTCTTCATAATCGTAAATCTTGCTCATCGCATCACCTCCTGTTAATTTATTCTCCTAATCCATATCTTCTTAACCATTCTTTTTTATTTAATGTAGTTACACCACGTTTCTTTTGTTGCTTCCATACTTTAATAGCATATTCTTTTGTCATTCCTGGCACTGGATAATGTATTACGGATTTTGAAATTGTATATGGTTTTCCTATAGAAGCCATTTTAAATAAATCTAACAAATCAGTCATGTGATCTATTCTCCTTTGATATTAATAAGAGTACATTCACTTCTGTACTCTATGAGAGCATCCTTATTCCTCATCATTACATGTTAGGATCGAGGTGTGTTCCAAGGCATTATATTCTCAAATGAGTTTCAGCCTATACGCTCATCGGTTGACTGACTTGTTAGTTTCAGCCTTCACCTTTACCTTTTCACCATCTCAGGTTTTCAGTTCGTTTTACCTCATTTATATATTCTCTGCTAAAGCAGAAGAAATCTATGTTTCTTGGTAAAAATATTACTATATATAGTGTCTATATTTTCATAAACACTATATATAGTATGTCATTTACGCTTCATACACAAAACTTGGCATTGGCTGTAACTTGAACAGATTTTTCTTATGCATTGAATCAATCTTACTTATAATTCCAGACAAATCCTTTACAAGTTTTCTGCTTTCCTGAACAACACGCTTGAATACTTTGATGACTTACTCCAAAAGAATGTGCTGCTTCTGTTATGCTTTGCCACTCTTTTATAATATTTCCATTTTTATCTTTTTGAAAAATCACAACTGCATTTGTTCTATTTGGAATTGTTGCACGTTTAATTACTTCTTCAATATCAACGTTTCCGTTATTATATGCCCAAGCATATCCACCTGCTGTTTTACAATTACCCTTACAACAATCTGAAATCTGTCCAGATGATATTCCAGTTATCTTATATGCCTCTTCCATACTATTATATTCTCTTATAATATTCTTGTTGGGTATGTCTATTTGGACTACTTTTCTTTTATAAACACGTTTATGCTTTACTTGTAAATCATCCTTTATTTGTTTTGATGAAAATATATAATCATCAAATGTAATATTCTTTTGCAAGAGCTTTTCATAAAACCCTTTTACAATTTTTTCTTTTGTTTGAAAATTTGTATATCTAATAATTAACAATGGAATATTATTTCCACTACAATAATCTTCTTTTAATTTATCCAAATGTTTTCTATGCAAAAAATTTTCCTTCTTTTGCATATCAGACTCACTATTGAATGTAAACGGGAAATAATGCTGTTCTCCATGTAGTTCAATTAAAAATAAGAGTTTCTTATTTTGTGGATGAAAAATTGCAAAATCGAATGGCAATCTTCTTTTATATTTACAATCATCAAACTTATATTGCGTATCAAATATAATTTGTTCATCTGTTAAGAACTGGCTTAATTCGAACTCAGCTACAGAAGATAAACATCCACATGACTTAAGTTTTCCAGAAGTTAAAGACGATAATAAAGCGTTAATTTTCTTACCACAATCACAATCACAACTCCATAATGATCTATGATTTTTATACCAAGAAATTCTTTTACAATTAATTTCCCAAATCTTTTTCCTTCTAAATTCTTTTGTGGTTTAATATTATCTCTTCTTATACATCCACATGATTGAGTATGTCCTGATTTTAAATGTCCTGCGGCAACTAAAATCAATTTAGGATTGCCACAGTCACATTTACACCACCATCTTACATGTCCGTTTTTATCGTTGTCTCCACGTTTGATGACTGTTAATTTTCCAAATTGTAAATTAGTTAAGTCTTCTGCCATTTTAGTCTACATATCTTTCCATACCTGTTTTATAATAAGGAATAGGCATTCTCTTAAACCGATATTTTCTACTCGATTATCAATTTTCTTTTTAATATCTTTGTCGTCAATCTCGCCTGTTCTAATATATCTATCCATAACAGAGTATTTAAATCCCAATGCATCTTCATCTGTACTTCCACACAGTCCATCAGACGGAATTTTTTCGATTAATTCATTTGGCAATCCAAGTTCATATCCAATAGCTTTCACTTCTTCTACTGTTAAGTCGCTAATTGGTGCAAAATCTCCAACTGCATCACCCCATCTGGTTTCCCAAGATAGTAATGTTTCGGAAAGATTACATGTATTTGCAACACGACCATTTATTGACTGAGAAATAGCATATAATGTAGCCATTCTGATTCTTGGTGGTAAATTAATTCTGGACTGCACAGATATGTTTAATTCGTCAAAACCTTGTCGTGTATTATCATAAACACCATAACGAATAGCATCATACACACTATCTACAGTTTCTTTTATATTAACCTCAATACTTTTAATATTCAGTAATTTGCATAATTTATATGCATCCGTGATATCTGATTGATGTCCATTTGGCATAAGGACTCCAATTACTCTATCTTTCCCAAGAGCTTCTACACACAAAGCAGCTACAACACTTGAGTCCTTGCCGCCTGAGATACCCACAACTGCCATACAGTCTTTACCGTTCTTCTCAAAGAAATCCTTAATCCACTGAATGCAATCATTAGTTGCTTTCTTTACATCAAAATTACTCATGTCTAATCTCCTCTCTAACTCTCATAAGAATTTTTCCTAAATTATTTTCTCCAACACCATTCACAGTTCCCCAAATTTTATCACCCCAAGTATTACCTTCTTCGAGATGCTGATTATCAGTCTCAAGTAACTTTGCTTTGAGCTTTAAATTTTGAGTAAATTTCGCTTTTACAATTTCGTACATAACGTTGTACTTCACATCTTCCCAATCAGATCGAAGCTGAACTCTTCTACCAAGTTTCTTTGCAGATGATGGATCTAAATTCGTGAAACATTCTCTATCTGAAAAAGTTTTTGCTGATTGAAAAGCGGCTTCATTATTCAAATATGTAAGTCCTTCATATGTAACAGGAGAAGAATAAAAGTTGCTTAAAAAATAATATTTACCTCTAAATTCATTTATCATCCTTTGTCAAGCCTCCATAATTCAACATTGCAATCATAAAAAATATTCTCTATCATTTGATGTACTTCCTCCCAATTTGCACCGCCACGAACACATCCAATTTTATATGGCATTGCAATACTCATATTTTCTAAAACTGCATATGATTTCAAATTTTCAAAACATTTTCTTAAAGCATCAATATCTGTATACTGTTTTCCGTCATAGCCATATGATTTTTGTGCAAATAAATTTGCATATATTCTTGCGTCAATATTAGACTGAAAATATCTAACAGAACCCAATAATTGTTCAGGCGTATTAATCGAACAAAAACTATGATAATCTTTATATACTTGCGCATCATAATCACGGATTGCTTTTGCAACACCAGAATTAAAAGCACCTTTGCAATTAACCTGGTGTGCAATAATATCAGTGTTCGAAGTGAGCAAGTCTCCATCAATAATTTTAATCATTACTTACCTCCGTACATTCTGTTTCTGATATCCGCAAATGTGTCTTCTCTTACTAATTCTCCATCTTTAAATACGGTAGTAAGTAAACTGTTATCACTCATTTCAAGTAACTGATCTTGACACTTTAATTCACCGTTATCATCAAATACTCTACAACATCCTTTATGAGATTTCTTTAAGTGACTTGTATCTGTCTTGGGATCTTTGAAAATCATTAACTTCTTGCCATCAATTACTCCATATGTAGCTTTCATTGCAATACCAAAAGTATCTCTTGTAACAACAATCATTTTGCCGTTTTCAACGATTGCAGTGAAGCAAAAAGCTCCTACACCATAAGCAATATTATTAGCTGCGAAACCACGCTTTTCTAATTCTTTCCAAATAGTTTCTACATTAGAAAGTGTGCAGCCATCACCATAAATAATACCGATATGCGGATTTAATACCTTATAACCTTTACCATTTACAGAACCACCAAAAATCTCCCATAACCTTTCAACTGTCTTAACTGAAATTTCTACAATATCACCACTATCGGGACGAACCAAGAGCTTTCCATTATGATTCATAATCTCTTCTTTACACTGTGGAAGAATATTATTTACCATATTCCAATAATCATAAGTATCTGAAACCATACTAAATGATGTATTCGGATATAACTCTGTTAAAAGCCTCTTAACAAACGTAACCTCATCTCCATCAATTGAGAAATTAGCACCCATTACAGAATGCTCAGTTGAGACAGCACCGATTCCAATACCATTATTCTTACAATCGGCATTATAATATCTATCAATATAATTAATTGCTGGAATTGTAGATGTCTTATTAAATGAAAGCAACCATGATGCTGAACATCTTGTAGCTTCATCCATACAAGACATTCCTCTCATGCCAAAATCTGCGCAAGCCATATTTCCAGGCAATCCGTCTGTTGTCTTGTTATACCAATAATCTGCAATCTCACGATACATATGACCAATAGTTGCATGACAACAAGGTTTCCATAATTCTACCTGAAGAATACATTCAATCCACTGAACAAGCCATGCAAACTTGTCATCCGTATTAGTAATTTCAATACAAGGAACTCCCATTGGTACAAGTGTTCCTTCTGGTAAAGCTCTAATTTCAAGTGGCAGATAACCAAGTCTGTGAAGCTCTACAATTTTGTCTAAATCATAGTTGTCTCTACCAATCTGTACGTCCATCGAATCTGTATAAAGAGTTAGCATCTCATCTTCCGATAAATCGAAGAAATTTTTCTGAAAATATCCCATTAAATATTCTTTGATAAATGCCTGTAATCCAAAGAAAACCATTTCATTCTGATTCTCTAACATTGATTTTCGAGGCACCCAATACGATACTAACTTAGTTAATCCATTCGGATACATACGATCATGGCACTGTTTATAAGTATCTGATAATAATAAAGCCATTGTGTTATCCATAATTCTAAACCTCCATAACTGTAATTTTTTCATGACTACCATTAAACAAACTGTTTGTAGTAAATAATCTGTTCACTGTATTATTCTCCAAAGACTTGATCAATGTTCCTTTTTCTTTATCAAGAATTGAATTCTCTGTATGAGTGGCATACGCATAAATCTCAGTTACACCATGTTTCTTCAATTCTTCTGCACTATAATAAAGTGAACCGCCATATGCGATAATATCATCAATCATTAACACAGCTTTATCCTTCAAATCAATACCATTTGTCCTAATGTCTAATCCAAGGATTTTACCAGTCTTCCAATCTCTCTTCTTTTCACCATAACAATACGGTAACTCAGGGAATAAATCTGAATATCTCTTAGCTGCACCTGCATCTGGGAAATAAAGTACAAGATTTCTCATACCAATCTTTGAAATAGCTTTATCAACATACTCTTTTGGATTTTCTTTTACACAGTTATTAAGTAATGCAGTAGAAACATCACTGTGAGCATCCAAAACATAAACTGATGAAAATCCTAACCAATTGATAAAATCGCAAAAATACTTCAATGTGAATACTTCATCATCATTTTTTACTCTATCCATTCGTGCATTAGGAATATATGGAAGAGACAAATAATAATTCACATTAGTAAAAAATCTTTCAAGATGCTTCCTTACTAACATCAAATAAAACATCTCATCGTTGCTCTCATAAATCCATTCAATCCAAATACAAGGAGAGCCATCATAAGAGTCTTCCTCAATGTTGTTTGTATCAATATTTACTCTTGGTGTTCCATCTGGGAACTTATTGATTGTTACAATGTCGCCATTAATTTTAATCATATTCTACTCTCCAATCACTTCGATCTGACACATCTTCATAGTTGCTAATGCAGCCTTGTGAGTATCAGGTGTCACACCTGCGCAACAGCTTGCATCTACTGTAATATCAATCTCAGGATAATTTGCTCTGATAATAAGTGCATTTGAAACCACACAGATTTCGGTGCATAATCCGCAGATTTCAACACTTTTAAATTTAAAATCATCCCAATGTGTCCAACCGAATGTAGGCTTATCAATCAGAATATCGTTTTCAATATCAAAATCTAACTTATCGGAAATCTGCCAACCAATAGTATTCTTTACACAGTGAGTAATAGGGAGATGCTTACCCTCATATGTTTCTAAGTAATTCTCAGGATGTGTATCTCTTGTAAAAATTACCTGCTTACCAGCATCCTTATACTTCTTAATTTTCTTTGCTACATTTGATACAATCGCCTGTGCTTCCTTTGTGCCAAGTGTTCCATTAATAAAATCATTCTGCATGTCTACAACAATTAATGTTTCTCTCATTTTGTTACCTCTTTTCTTTGTTCTTTCATTACCAAATGGCTAACATTTACTGCTTCTCTCATAGCTTCTGCAAACTCATAAGCACAATCAGAAGTAAATCTTTCCTGCACTTTTGCAATATCATTTGTATCAACTTCACTATGAATTCTTGCATCAATAATATATTTTCCGTCTTTACATTGAATATCTATCATTGTTTAATTCCATTCCTTTCCACTTCATAAAAGCAACATAAATCAACCGCATGATTTCTTTGAATAGTGAGATTATCTACTTCTTCCTTTAATTCTTTATTCTCTTTCTCAAGTGCAGCTATTTTATTTCTCAATATATCTTCTGTTGAAAACTTCTGAATCCCAATCTGTTTATAATCAGACGAAATAGTTTTAACAGAATAATTGCTAATGTAATCTGGTGTTCCATCAAGATATGTAATAGTTGGTTCAAAGAATCCACGTTTTTTACACTCATCACAATGACAAATGGATGAAATATATCCAATTTTCCCATCCTTATTTTCTATAAAATCGCCCTCATGGAATTGAATATCTGTTATATTATTCTCTTCTGGAACAATTGAACCTCTGAATATAAGTTTTAAATATCCTTCACCTACATTTTCTTCACTAACAAACTTATACCCAAGGTCTTCATATTTCTTAATTGTATCTTTCGCTTCACATATTTTTACACCAACTGTCATTTACTTATTCTCCTCATCTTCACCTAAAATTTTCTTTCTTAATGAGTTCCAACCATCATCATAGCCATCACAATACTCATCCATATATTCATCATTATGTGTCTCATCTGGCAATTCTTTTAATGGACACCAATTTGGTTTTTCTTGACAATATCCATTTTTACTATCAATCATTCTACAAAGAGTATTGTCATTTAGCTCATCCATTAATTCACAACATGCTTCGATACCTTCTTGTATTTCTCTACAAAAATTACAATCACAACAAATTTCAGGCATATCTAACACTAAAACAGCTTTACTCATTGTTTTATTCTCCTATCGTCTTAACAATCTATATTCCCTCAATAAAATCATCAGGGATTATATCTTTATTTACAGTTACATATGGAAGTTCACTTCTGTCAAAAAATTACAAGTCAAATATAAATTAACAATATATTTTTCTTCTCCAAGGATTGTTTCAGCGTTGTCCACTATATATTGTCCACAATATTTAATTCTCTGAATAAGTTCATTACGGATAGACTGTTTTTCGTCTATTACATTTCTGGTTATTCCTTCCATATTCTCTCTCCTTTCTCCACAAGAAATTCCGCTTTCTTATTGTATGTCTTTATTTATTATTCTCCGTTTCTATAAGATAGAGTCCAGTGCAACCGCCTAGACCTCCACCATTTGTCGTAATAGAACAGGCAATCCCTTCACTACTGTAAACTCTATATCCTTGTTTGAAGTTCCTAGATAACTGTTTGCCGTTATTCAACCATAAGTTACTATCTATACCACCAACAAAAATCAACTCATTCGTTGTATTTTGTAGCTTATCACCACAAGCAGAACTTAATCTGCTTGCGGATTTATAAAATTTCCAGAGTTGATTCCTTCATATAATCTGTTCAAGGCTATCTCAAATGCACCAATGCCAGAGAAAAAACTACTTAATCTCAAATCATCAAAAAGATATGGCATAGCCTTATACAATTCAACCAATATGTAATATAAAACATCTACTACGATGGAATTCCCTGCTTGCTTGTACAACTGACTGTTACTTACCATCTTCTCAACAGCTTCAAAATTTTCATCTGAGAATCCCATAAGTCTGAAACACTCCTTCGGAGTAAGCTTTCTGATTCTAATAGGCGATTCAATTCTACAAACACCTGTCTCTGTTGCAGTAATTGTTGGACAAATCTGACCATTTTCCTGAACTCTACCTCTTCTTGTTTTGGATTCTGGATATGATAAATCGGCTACACCACCAAGTTCACATTCAATATATCCTTTCTTAGTTGCCTGACGAATTGCAATCTTATTACCCTCACCTTTATTTGTTGTAAGAGTCGGTGCTAATCCATTCTCATCAAACACATTACCATTCATACCTTTACCAGATGGATTTACATTTCCTAGCTGAACAATCTTTGGTTCATGACTACCACCTCCACAAGTATTTAATGTTGGACTACAACCATCTGTACTATAAATTCTACCTACCTGTGGATTTTTCCAATTCCCCTCACATTTAGAAATTGTTCCAATCTGTTTTACAACATTATCATTTACAAGACGTGGATCTTTATAATCTCTTGCTGTTAAAGTAGGACAGAAATCATTATATTCTCTTGATTTTCCTTCTCTTTTAACCTGACAAGCATCGTATAATAAAGCGTCTTCGTTATTGAGATTTGTTAAAAATCTCTGAACCTTATCTTCTGAGATATAAAACTTCTCATCAACATTCTCTTCAAGAATGTCTTTTAATCTCATTCCATTATCAAATGGTTCAGGATATGTAAACTTTCCATTGTCTAATTCTTTCTTAATAAAAATCAGATACACACGCTCTCTATTCTGAGGAATGCCGTAATCTTTTGCGTTTAGAACTTTCCAATACACATTGTATCCATACTCGCCCAATTCATCTGTGAACATCTTGAATGTATTTTTAAACTGCTTTCCTACAATATTCTTTACATTCTCGTACATACCGAAATTCGGTTTATTTGCTCTGATAACTCTCAGATACTCTACCAAAAGAGATGAACGAGTCTTCTCAATGTTGTTACTTCCGCAGCATGGACACTTATCTCTTTCTGACCAATGAACTGTCAGTGGGTTATATTCATGTCCACAATCTTTACAAGTCCATATAGAACCTTTCTGCTTACCAGCGACCGAAAAATCCTGACAGGGCGATCCTCCGCAAATCATATTAAATGGTTCAAGTTTTGTTTCATCAACCTTGGTAATATCACCAAGATTTTTATTTTCGTTCTCATTGTGAATAGCACAATAAGAACTTGTTGCATATTTATCAAACTCACAGAAGTTCACTAACTTCCAGTTCTTCTCACAATAATTATTTTTTTCTTTATTCTCTGTCAAAATCCTTTAATCTACAGAGATTGCGCAATCATTTATCCTAGAATTTACTGTTAAATCCTTTCTTCTTAATTATTTTGTTGTAAAATCACTCGAAAATAGACACGTCTGCCTAATCGAATGAAAAAAATATTTCTTGTTACTTTTTTGGAAAATTTGGCTGATCAGCCTTTGAATAGAATTACTTCTATATTAGATTATTCTTTACATGCTTTCTAATAAAACTGTTTCCAGTTCAATAGAACCCCAATTATTATTTGGTCTAATATAAGCGATTGATAAAACAGAACACTCATAACCAGGAGAGTCAAATGCGTCTGTAACATCCAATTTAAAAGAAATGTTCTTCTTAGTTAATTCCTGCTTTAACTCGTCCACGACGTCATAATAATTTTCTTCATCTTCTCTGTAACGATGATAATATTCATGTTCTTCATCAAAATACTTGTCCAAAATTTCTTCTATAATATCCATCCATTCCACCTCACTTATCCTCTATATGGTTCAGGCAACGGCATCCAAGCTCTCATATCACCATTAATTCTTCCCCAAAACCATGTTGTTTCATCATATTTATATCTTTGTACTTTCGTTACCATTCCTCTATCGGTAGTTACAAGTACATTTATTACTTTCTTATCTTTATATCTTTCATCATCTTCAGGCATATGCCCTTCGACACATTTAATCCATTCCAATTATTATTTCACCTCACTTTAATATTTGATCCAACCATCTGTAATACCTGTCATCCAATAAATAAGATCTTCTCTATTATTTTTTAATCTTCCATCTATTACACGAGTTAAGATTTCATTGAGCCAGCAACCAACATCCTTTCCACTTTTAATGAGCATTGTATCCATTACATCTTTTCCATTAACTGCTAAATCCTTTAAAGAAAAACATTCATCATCCTGTAAGACTTCTTCTAAAATATATTCGATGTTATCAATCTTCTGTAATCTTGTTTCCTGAGCCATGTCTGCTTGTGCTTTAATATCAGCTCTACGAACATTTAATAGCCTTCTGAACTGTTCTTCTCCAATTTTATTAAGCCATCTCTTGATATATTTCTTTCCCACCTCAAAAGTGGCATCATGATAATAGACTAATTCAACGACCTTTTCTCTCGTATCGTTGTCAAATCTTAATCGCTTCATTATTTTATCAGTCATATCAGCACTGACTCTTCCATGACCTTTGAAATGTCTAATACCATCCTCACCGTCTTGATAACAATGTGGCTTTCCAATATCATGAAAAAATACAGCCAATGATGTAATCAAATCTCTTGGATTCAAGTCGGGTTCACAATCACACTCATAAGCTTGTACTGCATGTACTGTATGATTCCATACATCATACATGTGATATGGATTATTCTGTTGAAAACCAAACATATCTTTAATTTCAGGAATGAACAACGAGAATACTTCGTGATATAAAACCATTTGTACACAGAAATCACTCGATGCAGCAATTTTACAGAACTCACTATTGATTCTTTCAATAGATATATTCTCCAAATTCTTATACATTTTAGAGATATTCCAATCTGTATCAGATTCAAGGACAAATCCCAACTGTGAGGCAAATCGAATAGCACGTAAAATTCTTAATGCATCTTCTGAAAATCTGTCTTCTGCTCTGCCAACACATCTGATTTTATAATGCTCAATATCTTCCATGCCATTGAACGGATCTACAAGACCAACTTCATCATTGTATGCCATTGCATTGATTGTAAAATCTCTACGCTTTAAATCTTCTTTAAGACTTCGTGTAAATGTTACGCTATCAGGTCTACGACTATCTGAGTAATTACCGTCAATTCTGTAAGTGGTACATTCATATCCTTCACCGTCAATTACAATGGTAATAGTCCCATGTTGCAAACCAGTTTCAATAATTCTCTTGTCCTTGAATACTTCCATCATTTCATCTGGTGTGGCAGAAGTTGTAATGTCATAATCGTGAATTGGTCTGCCAAGAATACTATCTCTCACACAACCTCCGACTAAGAAAGCTTCGTATCCATTATTTTGCAAAGTATGAATAATTTCATTTGCACCAGATGGAATTTTAATTTTTAATTTAGATTTCACCCTTTACCACCCTTTCATTTACACTAGCAACAAATTCATTGATAGCCTTATAATTAGGATTATCAGGAAGGCTTGTGTTTTTCTTCGCATAATCCAATCTCTTTTCATAGTCATTTACCATTTCAAAGAATTCTGGGATTGGCTGATCATTGCCATCAAGATATTTACCATTACGAATATCCATAAGTAAATCATGTTCATCTTCCCTATATGTGATTATTCTCTCTTTTTCAAGAATATCCAAACACATCATATACAGACGAATAAGATGCATTGAATGTTTAGCGATTTTACCATGTTCAATTGCTTTTTCATTTCTCTTACCAATTTTTCCATACTGACGAACAGTATTCTGAAGCTCATTCCACATAGAGCAATAATCTCTTAACGGATAATGATGCAGGGTTACATCCATAAAAATCTCTGTGTCGTAGCCTTCCTGTACAGCTTTGTCAATATATAATTTCATAGAATCGTCTTCATATGGTGTATATTTCTTTGTGAAGTCAGTCTGCATAAATTCAAGAGTCTTCAGAATATGTTTCTCTAATTCAGACTGAGACATCTGATGTGCAGCTTTCTGGTTTAATCTGTATAATTGCTGATTAGCATAACCGCCAAACGAATGACAAGCTCTCTTTGATAAAAATAAATGTGCATTATCAATTAACTCCTGACCAATAGGTGATACATAAAAGTAATGTTCAGGCTTATTGCCAAGCATTTCTATTGTATTAGGATTGGTGTTACTCAATAATGCGACCAATTTATTAAATGCATAAATCGTGGTATCTGTTTCATTATTTACAAATTGCTCAAAATTCTCATTAGTAAGAATCTGCATTTTGCTATTTAATGCACAACCACGAATATCTAAATCGCTACCCTCATTATTTGTTCCATATGCATGACTTCCACCAAGAGTTAAGATAATGATATTGTTACCCAAATTCTTATCTGTTCTCAGGAAGTCATACTCTTTTGATTTTAATTTGTCCTTAATCTGTTCAATTGTCATTGTCTTAACCTCCAAAAATTCCGCAAGAAATGTGCGTTTCTTTCTAATGTAAAAATATATACCATATATAGTATATATTGTTTGTTTTTAATACTATATATGGTATATTTGTAACAACTACTCGCCTAACTCTGCAAGTGCCTTATCCAGATCCTCATCAGACATATTTTCAAGTTTTGCATCCTGTCTCTTAGCCTTGATTTCAAGCAATCTCTGTCTCATCTCAGCATTTTTCTTAGCGTCTTCTCTCTTCTTCTTCTCATCCAGCTTCACGCCAACAATATACTTAACAATTTCAATCTTGTTATAAAGCTCCTCGTCTTCCTTTGACTTAGTATTCAGAAGACTCTCTTCCTCAGACTTCTTTACTTCCGCATTGAGTGTCTTAAATACTGAGTCCAGATTTGTGAGAGATAAATCCCACAAATCAATTACGTTAATCATTCCTCTGAATGGGAACTGATAGTTTGCTCTTGTTGCATTAATAAATAATTCGTTGTTTGTCATAATAATAATCTCCTTTTCTAATTAAAACTTAATCTTCATTACACGCTCTGTTGCACCCTTAACCTTAACAACTAAATCTGCTCTCTTTGTCATAGAGAATCCAATTCCTGAAAGCTGATCATCAGTATCTTCTACATGACACTTAGCACCTAAAGCCTCAAATACTCTCTTATGCTTTTCAAGATCACTCTTTAAGAATTCATTGTAGAATCCATTAGGACTTTCGTTGTTCACACAATCCTTCAGGAAGAAGAATAAATGTCTATGACCAATTCCATCCTGTTCATCAAAATAGTTTGGACTATAACTAATTACTGATACAGGAACAAACTGATTAGTATTTACACCCCAAATCTCACGACTTGAAATAGATGAACTTCCAGACAGTTTTTCCTTGATTGAGAAATTACCATCCTTGTCAAGTGTAACTTCTGCCACCTGAACATTCTCTCCAGTTCTCATAGGGTTGCTATAATCAAATGAATAAATCTCTCCATTGAACTCAACTTCCGCTCTGAATCCATGCCTTACTGCACCTGAATACTGACGTACAAAGAATCTATATGTTCCTGGTCTCATTTTTGATAAATCCTGCCAAGTAATATTCTCTACTGCAACTTTTCCAACTGGATTTACAATATCAACGTCTAACTGACCACCCATTCTTGACGACTCAGGTTTTCTACAATTACTGAAATAAATCTCATTTCCATTTGGCTCAACACAATGGGCATCAAGGTCATAGTTGTCATGTCCATCTTCATTCCACTGAATTGAAAATCTGAGTACACCATCGACATTACCGCCAGCAGCTTTTACATTCTGTTTCATATCAGAATCAGTAATGTTTCCTGAATAAGCCCAAGATAATCCATTGTTCCATTTAAACATTGTCTTCGCATCTGGATTAACAGGTGCAATCATAGAAACAAAGTTCTTCTCATGTTTATTCTCTACAAAAGCTTCAATCTCTTTTGCAGTTGGAAGTACCTTATCAATGAAATCCTGTGCTGAAATCTCTTCAACCTTAGAAAACTTCTTAGGACTTACAGCAACATCCTTTTCCATCTGACCAAAAATATCATCTGCACCAACCATTCTTCTTGCAGCACTCTTATTTGAGAACAGTACATTATTTACAGTAATATCATTTAGATTAGCAAATCTTCTCTGTAATGAATCCATATATCCAAGCTCTGTGATGGTCTTCTTTGCATCCTCAAGCATCTTCTTTGTAAAAATAGCCTTTGGACGCTTATAATTGCTTGGAGCGACAATCTGCTCATACTTCTTAACTGCTGTGTCAAGATCCATATCCTCACTTACATTGATAAGAAGTGTTCCAATAGAATGATTTCTAATTCTACCGATAGCCATACCTGCTGTTACCGACTTCTCCCAAGCATATAAATCCTTTTCAGTATCAGAAGTCAGCTTATCATATTCCTTCTTATACTTCTTGAACTCTGTAAGTACGCCTTTCCACTCTTCACCCTTATAAAGTGTATTTGAATTGATAAGTTCAAGAATTGTATCAAGTGCTTCCATAGTAATCTCATCGAGAGAACGCTTAAATACATTTCTTGTGTCTCTGAACTGCCCCTTAACTTCCTCGTTTGAACGACTACTTCTATTTACGAACTTACTTGGAAGCTCTAAGAAGAAATGATCCCACTGATGAGACTTTCCATTGATTTCCTCAAAGTTAAAATCTGTACCAATCTTAGGGAACTTAGTTGTATAGATATCTGTAACTGTATGAGCTTTTACAAAAGTATCAAGTGCATCACATACTGGCTGATAAGTTGTATCACCAAGATTCAGTTCCCAAATTGTATGAATCTGATTATCCTTGATAGTGACAGCAGAACCAATATTCTTAATAAACTGTCTACAACAACTACAATCATGCTCTCTACGCTCTCTGAAAATCTCATTTGTACCAGCAGGGAAGCTATCAAGATATGTATTCCATAATTCATCCTTATCTACATTTACCTCAAATAAATGTGTTGCCTCTTTCTGCATTTCATCGAAGTGCTTCTGTAAAGCCTTCTTAAACATCATAAATCCATCCATGTTTTGTACCTCTTCTTTCTTATATTTTATTTTTTTTT